GTGCCAGCAAGTTGGCTAGCCACTGGTGAAGGTGAGCAGCCGCCGGAAGATGACGGTCCTGTGGTGCGCCCGAAGGGATTCGAACCCCTAACCTTCTGGTCAGTAGTTCGAAACCCGTTGACCTGCATCGACACCGAGCCTACAGACCTAGCGGAGCGTCGTAGCAGGCGACGCGCGCCTCTGCCCGACACTGCGGCCGCTTAGTGCCGGAAATGTGGTTAACGATGTTTGCCAAATTCGCCTGCCAGGTGATCCGAACTTGCAGTTTGATAACAAACCCCTTGGAAGTATCTGTGGATTTTCAACTTGGATTTACGGTTCCGCTCTAATGACAACTACAAGGGGGACTGGACCGGCGCCGTTACCGGCGCCACCAGAATGGCAGGGGATTATCGCGAAGTACCGCACCGCTATGGAGGCGGACGGTAGCCCGCGTACGACTATCGCGACACGCATGTCGCACCTTCATCGATTAGCCCGGGGACTAGGCGCAGCACCCCACGAGGTGACTGAGGAAACTCTCACCGATTGGTTTGCTAAGCAAAAGCACTGGCAACGCGAAACTCGTCGCGGTTATCGGACGACAACTCGGGGGTTTTTCGGGTGGGCGCACGCCAAGGGGCACCTGCTGTCCAACCCGGCAGCCGGATTGGAGACGGTCGCGCCGGAGCCACCGGCGCCTAAACCAGCGCCGGACCGCGTGTGGAAGGAGTCGATTCTGGCGGCCGATGCCCGCACCATGGTCATGCTCTATCTGGCCTGTGATGCCGGGCTGCGGCGCGGCGAGGTCGCCGTGGTGCACACCGACGACCTGCTGGAGAGTTTCGGGGGATACATGCTGGTCGTGCATGGCAAGGGCGGCAAGGAGCGCACCATACCTATCTCTGACGGCCTGGCCGACATGGTGGCCGCGGGACCTGGTGGTCACACTCCGGGCCTGGGGTCCGGCGGATATCTGTTCCCCGGGGACGACAACGGTCACCTGTCTCCGCGGTGGGTGGGACGATTGTGCGCGAACGCAATGCCTGGCGTGTGGACGATGCATAAGTTGCGACACCGGTTCGCTACACGCGCATACCGTGGCACACGGGACATCCGTGCCGTGCAGGAATTGCTTGGCCATTCCTCGGTTGCTACTACTCAGCTGTATACCGCGGTAGATGACGACGAGAAACGCGCGGCGATGATGGCTGCTTCTTCTGGACCGCCCCCTCTAGCGAAGGCAGCCAGGTGGGCTGGCAGCGCCGTCGCCGGTGGGGCTGCTGCGGTGACTGCTATTGCATCAGCGGCATTACTATCTGATCAATTGCCCCCGTTATACCCCGGAAGTTAAGCGGGCGCCGGTAGGGTTACGCCGCATGCCTGCCCGTAAGTCTCCGTGGCTAAACGCACGAGCAAACCTGCTCAAACAGACCCTCAGTGAGCAATACGGGCTGTCCATCACTGAAGACACGGCCCGCGAGGACGTTTCCGCGCACGTAGATTTTGTTGCCGAGCGTATGAGGATTCAGCGACGCGCAGCCAAGGCGTATGTCACAGAGGACGTCATCCGGGGGTTAGCGGAACACATTGCCGAATGCGTCCAGGACGCGCTCGCCGCGGAGCCGGACAGCGAACCGAAGCCCCCGAGACTACGGGTCGTCGACCCCGAATAGAAGGAGGGCCACCCATCCCCCCGGGTGGCCCTCCTTCGCCCCTACGGCAGTCAGCGACCGGCGGCCACGAGCATTGCGTCCACACCGGTGGCTGCGAACTCGTTGGAGCGGTCGACGTCGGCAATCAGTTGGGCGTAGGAGGTGACGGCTTGCATTACGCCGCCTGCGGTCATCTGGCTGCCCTTGATGAAGTGGTCGAGGATGCCGCGCTGTTCGTCCTGGCTGTAGGACAGCTTCTTGGCCACGACCTCGATCACATCAGCCGGTGCGGTGAGCGGGGTGCCGCTGGTCTCCTCCAGCTTCTCGATAGCGGTCTTCACGTAGTCGACGTTCATGAAGGACGCGACGGCGTCACGGACCTGCTTCTTGATCAGGTCGTTGGCGGCATCGATGGTGTCGGCCGACCAATTCACCTTGCCGTCGTCGAGCTTCTTGCCCAGGTGGATCTTGCGCATGGCGTCGGCGTTGATGGTGAGGCCGTTGTCGCAGATCCTGATGCGCAGCTCTGGGGTGATGGTCAGTGCGCCGCCGCCGGTCTCGCTGTTGGTGACCAGCATTCCGGCGTAGACGACCGGCAGAGTGTTGGCAGCTTCGCCTCCGTGCGCGGTGCCTGCCCAGGGTGAGCGGTAGCCCTCCAGCAGCTTGGGTGCGACGACCTCCAGCTCGGGTGCGGTGACCCGCAGGTACAGCCGCTCGTCGGACAGGTCAGCGCCGCGGATGTGCTGGGCGCCGAGACCGGCCGCGCGCATGCCGTCTAGCAGCGCAAGCACGGTGTCTAGGTTGTCGCGGATGCCGTACCGGTCGGACAGCACGGCGCGGACGATGCCGTGGGTGCCCGGGTACATGGGGTCGCTGCCGGACAGCATGCGCACGAGGACCTTCTTGGCGGGGTCGTGGACCCGAGCCAGCTCGTTGACGTTGGTGTCCATCAGCTCCAGGTGCTGTGCACGCAGCTTGCGGACGTAGCGGGTGGGGATGTCGAGGACGTCGCCGAGCTGGCTGTCGGAGCGGTCGGTCATCCGGTAGGTCCCGTTGAAGTCGGTGACGCCTTCGTCGTTGATGTCGGGTGCCTGATCCGAGATGACCAGGTTGCCGCTGGTGAAACGGACGTCAGAGACGGGCATGACGACGTCCACCTTCTGGCGGTGCTGCTGCTCCAGCAGCGTGATGAGGTCGCCGACGTTGGCGTTGCGCAGGGTGCGGGCGGGCACTGCGGGCAGTGTTGGAGCGGTCATGGGTTCCTCCTGATTTGTGTTTGCCTTACTGGTAGATCGAATGTATAGCGCACTATACGTTTTAGGCAAGCATGAAAAGGAATAAAGCGAGAAACCCCCGCCCATTTAGGGCGGGGGTTATCAGTAACCGGAAGTTCAGGTGGGGATCACACCGGGCCAAAAGTGGATGCGACCTTGGCGGTGGCACGGCCCAAGGGATTCGATGGCCCGGCGGATCGCGTAAACGTCGTCACCTCCCCGCCTGGCCGCGAGGACGACAGCGACCTCGTATCCGAACTCGACTACCCGGTCGCCGCGGTAGGCAAGGCACGGCGGCCGGTGGCCGCGGCCCACCCAGTCGAATGCCGGGCGTACATCCGAGTGTGGTTCGTGAGCCAGCATGGAGCGGTTGACCGTATCCAGCTCGTCCGAGGTCAGTGCGATTGCAGTGCTTGCAATTGACATGATGGAGCCTTCCTTTGTGTTCGCTGAGAATTTCGATTGAACGTATAGCGTGCTATACGATATGTCGAGGGGCTGGCCGTCAAGGCTCCACTACATCGGCTGCCCCGGTTTAGAGTTCCGCCATGAGAATTAGGCGGGGGCTATGCATCGTGGTGGCAGCGGCTGCGATGGCGGGGTGCGGCGGTGCACCGACGGAGAAGACGCCAACTACATCCACGGCGCAGAAACCGGCGATACTGCCCCAGACGTCGGTCGACATGGAGGGCTGGAAGGCCGAAATACTTGCCGCCAGCCCGGAGGCATCACCCGACATGGCACGCATGTACGAGCTGACGGTGAGCAACTGCGACAAGACCGTCGACGAGTTCGAGTCGATGATCGCCGCCGACACCGACGGCACCATGGCTATCGTCCGCCGGGGCATGCGTTACGTGTGCCCCACCCGCCTGGAAAGGGTTAACCAGGCCCAGTCCAACAACAACCAGGGCAGCCGAGATGTGGACCGAGCATGCGCCACCTCGCCCGACAACCGGACACCACGGGAGCAGGATCTAGCCGCCGCCGCCGGTTGTTAGCGCAACCCCTGCATACCGCCCGTGACGGTGCAGCCATGCCCCGCTTACTGCGCGAATATCCTCGTTTGGCTGGACGCCAGCCAATTCCTACTACTACGCTCCCAGTAGCCAATCAGCCGGACTAGAGGCCGGTTCTAATTAATTGCGCCGGGGGTGTTGATGTCGGGCGACGAGAACGTTCTCAAGGTTGACCTTTCGGCTTTGGGCAAGCTCGGCCCTCACCTGCGGACACTCGCCGATCAACTCACAGGTAGCGTCGCGGCCAATGTTGCGCCCCCGGCAGGTGCTGATCCGGGATTGGCGGCGCTGTACGGGGTGTCCAAGGCCATCGCGGACGTGAAGCGGATCGGGGCCGCGCGGTTGAACACCATCGCTGATTTCGCCGATGAGGCTCAGCAGGCTTTCGCGATCACGGAGAGTTCACTGGCGGCCGGGTACGGCAATCTACCCAGCATCTATCAGCCACCGAAGCGGGCATAGGGGCACTCGTGGTGACGCCGCTGGATGAGTTCATGGCCAAGAAAGCCAATGACTACATGGCGGTGGTGGATACCTGGCGACCGCAAACCCGGCAGTTCAAGGAGACCTACGACGAGTACAAACGTTGGGTCGGGGCTCCAAATGGCACGGAGTGGACCGGGCGCACCTCGAACGCAGCCTATGACACGGCATCCACCGATTGCCACGGCTCGGATAACACCGACGACGCCGCCGAAGACGGCGGAAAACTCGTCGCCGCCACCATCCAATACGAAGTCGTCGAGCCACTGGTCAACGGCCAACGCCTCATCGAGAGCGTGCTGGCGCACAAGGACCAGGGTGTCTCGATCGATCAGAGCTACAACATGGCCTATCACCCGGCCGAGGGTGAGAGCGATGAGTCGATAGCAAAGAACCGCGAACATGTGGCCGACATCGAGCGCCAGGTCAAAGGGTATGTCGCCCAGTGGGACAAGGGCTGTCAAACCCTCAAGGCCCAGGCTGACGCCATAGCCCAGAAGATCACCGGCTGCATCAACCCTAAAACCGCCCTGGTCGATGGCCGCAAGATTCTGCGCGACGCCGCCGCCACACCCGCCGAACCGACTGCCCAGCCCGCCAACTTCTACAAGGACTGGTACCCCAAGGCCACCGACCCGGCCAGCACGCAGGCCGCAGCCGCTACCGCTGCCGATCCGCATGCACCCGTGCTGGGTCCGCCCTCGCCCGGCGACAAGCCCTTCCAACCCGATCCACGTGCAGGTGGCCTCACCGACAAACTGGGCGTGATGGGCATTACCGAGCCCAAGAGCCCTCTGGATAAACCGCCGCCGCCACCGGATGCGCGCACGGTGCCCGCGCCCAAGCTGGACCCCAACACTCCCCAGGGCAAAGCGGCCATCGACAAGTTCCGCAGCATCTTGGCCACGCAGTATCCGCCTGATCAGGTGGAGGCCAAGCTGTCCGAGGCCATCAAGGGCGCCCAGCAGGACCGGCCCATGGTCGCAACACCCGAACCCGGCACACCCGAGCGTGTCCGGCAATCAGGTGGTGGGGCATTCGCCGAGTCGTGGGATCAAGCTGGCCGCGCCAAGGATGACCTGCTGGGAATCAACGGCGGCGACCACGCCAAAGAGGCGTGGAAGGGCGTCGCTAAGGGGCTATGGGATGTGGTCAACCCCGATCCCGTCCACCAGGTGGAACGCGGGATCGACCAGGCTAAGGGCGCTATCGATGAGGTCAAATCCGGCATCGACAACCCCAAAGCCTTCATCGGCAAACACGGAATCGAAATCGCCGCAGGCATCGCAACAGCACCCGTGGGCGGCGAAGGCGCACTACTCGGCACCGAAGGCCGCGCCCTCACCCACGGACTCGAAGACGCTGCGCCAGGGCACCCGCCCACCCCGCACACCGCTGAACCCCACACACCAGTCACAGGACACGCGCCCACCGAACCGCCAAGCGGCACAACACATCCCGCACCAACAGTGGACCACCCGGCACCCGCAGCAGATCACAATGGCGGCGGAAATCACGGCATTCCCGCCAACATCGAACACGCTGCCGGACTCCCCCGCTCAGCCGACGACATCCTCAACGACTCACGCGCCGCACACCGCTTCGAACGCGACCAACTCGACTGGGACAGAGGCGAACAGAACCTCGCTGACCTCGCAGCCCACCGGGGCGTGCACGTCGACGATCTACCGCGCACCCCGGTGTACGACGTTGACCACCCGGCGTACACCGACAAGCACGCTGCCGACCACTCGGCTGAGATCGACCGACACACACAGCTGTGGGAACACGGCCTCAACACCCAAAGCGTCCAACAAGTCCTCGACAATATGGAGGCAACGCGACCGCCATCCTCTGACCTGCGAAGTGACTTGCGCACAGAGCTGGGAGTGCGTGGAACGCAAGACCTTATCGATGCCGGTTACAGTCCGATGGAGGCTGACAGGCTCGCGAACAACTACGCGTCGGAGCAATTCCCCGAAGGCCCCGGACTAATTCCGCAGCCTGTGATCCATAACCCGGATATCAAGTTCGGCGGGTACCGCGACGGCCTGACTTATGGTGACTGGCAAGTCAACAACGCGCTTGGTAACTTGACGAAACAGGAGAGAGACGCCTTCAAGGCATGGCTTGAAACCCAAGATCCGAACGCGATAGTAAACACCAGATTTGGCAAAAGGTGATTTGTGGCCGACGAATACTTTGAGTACTTCCTAACGAAGTTCCCTCTCTCAACCAGCGGACCTGCGTGCACCGATGAACACGTGCGCGACTACACCGGGCTGGTTCCTGATTGCCTTATCTCGTATTGGCAGGAGTACGGGTTCTCTGGCGTTGGCAACGGAATCGCCTGGCTTGTTGATCCAATCGAGTGGAAGGTCACCACCGACGAGGTCCTCCTCGACACCCTCCGACACCCTCGCCTAGACGAAAACGCGCTGTATATCCCGTTCCTACGTAGCGCCTTCGGGAAGACGTTCTTCTGGACCCCGGGGTATGGAATGTCGATAACCGTTGAGCCCGCCCGGGGATCGGCATTTTTCTGGGCACCCCCGAAAGACTCGTCGCCACAGAGCCTTGAACGCGCAATGCAGGCTTTCTTCACGGCTGCAAGGAAAGACCAGTTCGACTTCCGCGGGCGCGATGAGGAACCCATGTTCGATCGGGTGTATGAGCACCTGGGGCCGTTGCAGTTCGACGAGGTGTATGGGTTCGCGCCTGGTCTACGAATTGGCGGTGCTGCGATTGTGGAGAGCACGCACTTGTTCCAGATTCACGTGCACATGGCGTTCCTGCGTACGGCAATCGGAGACGACTGGTACGTCGCGGGCTAGCACCCGCTCAGGAGATAGAGCCGTCCACGATTTTGTAGATACTGTCACGTTTTACCTCGGCATCACGTGCCAGCACAGTGGCGCCGACACCCAACGCCTTGGCCTGTTTGACGGCCTCGTAGAACTCGGTGTCGGTCTGCTTGCGCAACACAGCCTGACGTCGACGGCGGCGGGCTAGCCGACGGACAGAAGCTCGGGCCGCCTCCTGCTCGTCCGACGAGATATCCATGCGCGCAGTATAACGCGCTATACATATGCGGAGACAACCGGCTGGTACGGGAAAACGCCCCGGCCCGAAGGCCGGGGCGTCCTCCAGCTATCGCGTGGGCCTAGGGGCGGCGGTCCTCCAGATCCGTCACCCGGTCGTACAGGGCGGTGTGTCTGCGGTTCTGCTCGCGAACGTCGCCGTGTAGGCCGCCAACTTCCTTGCGCAGGTCGGACATCTCCTCGCGGATACCGCGCAGGTCGCGCATGGCATCGGCGAATCTGTCGACCAGATACTCGACGCCGCGGACTGCGCGGTCCACGTCGTCGCGCAGGTTGGTCTCGTGCGAGTTCACTACCTGCTCCTCCACTCCTGCCAACTTCGCCTCGACCGCGTCGACGCTTTTGTTGACGGCGGTCACGTGCTTGCGGCTGGAGAAGTGCGAGGTGATGTACGCGGTGCCCCAGCCGCCGACGGCCGCGATGGTCAGCGCGGCCAGGTCCATCCAGGAATCGGCGCCCACTCCCCCGCTCACTCAGCCGGGCCGCTCGTCGGAACGATGCTGGGCGTGGTGTTGGTGTTGGCCGCTGCGAGCCCGCCACCCAACAGAATTGGGATGAGCGCCAGCCATGGCGCGATCTGGTCCTGAGTGAAGATGCCCCACCCGATGAGGAGGGTGGCACCGGTGCCTAGGACGGGGTACACCCAGCGCCGGAAGCCATCGGCGGTGTTGATGTGCGACAGGGTCGAGTCGAACACCGCAAGCAGCAGTGCGGCAACCAGATTCGCTTTGGTGGCCGTCAGAATTCCCATGGTGACCAGGAAGACGGCCAACCCGGGTATTGCGGTGTGTATGAAGGCGCGGAGATCACTCCACGTCTTGATGCCCAACAGTGAGGTGTCCTTCATGTCAAATCCCTTTCAACAGTTGCGTTTACACAGTTGCTGGACAGGCCCGCCGATTAGGCGGGGGTTTGGAGCTGGGCAGCGACGTCGAATTGGAATAGCTGGTCCCAGTTGGACCATGTGCCCGGGAGCAGGACGAGGGTGCAGCCTTGCGGGGCCACGCGGCGGATGTTGGCGGCGGCATGGTCGACGGCAGTCATGCCGTCCCACAACGCATATGCCGGGTCCCCGTACTTTCCGTGCGCGTTGGTGGCGATGAACTTGATGGCGTCGAACAGTAGGTACACCAGGTCTGGTAGCAGGGACAGCAGCTGCACGGGGTTGAGCAGCTGGCCGATGGTCCCTGCCGGGCCGGTCGTCATGAGTCCGGCGAGGCCGGACAGCGCGCCATGCAGGGGGTCGGCACTTGGGGCGAGGCCGAGTAGTTCCTGGAATGCCTGTTGCGGGAACTTTGTGAACAGGTAGATGGCGAAGTCCAGGGTCAGCTCGGCGCGGGTGAGGACCTGGTACAGCAGGAACAGCAGGCCGCGGGCGCGCGGGTACCAGTCGCCGTCGATGGAGTACGACCAGTAGCGGTCCCGTACCCATTGTGGTTGCGGCAGTTTCGAGATGCCCTCGCCCGGGTCGTTTCCGAGCAGGCTTCCCTCGGCGGGCATGGATGGGTCACCGAAGGTGGTGACGCCGAGCACGAACTGGCGCCACTCCGGCGGCAGCGCAGTGAGGCACTTCTGCACGGAGACGCCGCCCATGGAGTAGCCGAGGAGCCAGATGTTGGCGCCCGCCATGGGCCGGTACAGGCGCATGAACTCGTCACGGAACTGGTCAGTCGCCTTGTTGAAGCTGTGCGCGTCGGGTGGGTTGAGGAAGGCCCGCGAGTCTGCCCAGACTCCCTGGATCGGGTACTTGGACCTGTACACCGGCGCGACGTACGCGCCGATGGCCTTTCGCACCGCCAGGTTCGCGACGCCGTCGCCGCGGAGGGGCGTGGTGATACCCAGGCCGCGCAACCGCTCCACTTCGACAGGGTCGTTGTTCATGAAGCGGGTGATGTCCCGCACGGCCGCCGCGGTGCCGTCCGTGTAGCGGTCGTCCAGCACCACGCCGTGCTCCGCTGCGTGGCTGTTCTTCGGGTAGGCGTGCAGTAGCCGTCGCTCGATGTTGGTTACCTCTGGGCTGACGTCGCCGGGACCGTACCCGATCCATTTGCCGTCGGGGCCGTTCACGGCTTTGCCCCGAGCTTGAACCCGGCCTTACCTGCGTCTGTCGACCCGGTGAGGTGGTCGCGAATCTCAGCGACTGCCTCGATGAGCGTCTGCCATCCCAGCATCTCCCAGCGTCCGTTGATCTGCTGGAAGGTCTGCTTGTCGAAGTCCGCGGGTATCGCGGTTGGCGACGGGTCGGGCGGCTGGACCACGGGTGCCTCGCCTGGGAACTGGTATCCGGCCATGTCCTTGGCGACCTCGCCGCGGAACCAGCCCATGTCGATGTTGCCCGGGTCCCACTTCACGTTGGGTGCCGCGGTCGCATATTCCTTGTGGCCGATGACGCGGTCGGCGCCGTAGCCGAGCTTGGTGAGGACGGCGGCCGTGGCGTCGCGCATGGTGATGATCTGGGCGTCCGGCCACCGCTGCTGCTTGTCGAAGCTGCCGTCCGGCTGGATGGTCGGCCACGCGCATTCGAAGCCGATGAGCCGCTGGTTGCCGGTGTTGGCGGCGATGCCCGGGTATTTGCCGATCCCGGCGTGGTTGCAGGGGCCGACTGCGATGAGATGGCACTTGCCGTCTGGGGTGATGAGGCACTGCGACAGTGGCCCGGCAAGGTCGGAGCGTCCGTCGCGGATGCCTGCGACGGTCTCCCGGTCGTTGCCGGTGTGGTGGATCATCACGCCCCAGATGTCGCCCATCTGGCCGCCGGTGCCGCGGTCTTTCCAGCCTGCCTCTACGACCAGTCGGTCGCCGAGTGCTGCGCGTAGTACGTCTTCCAGCCAGACGGGGTCTCCTGTGTAGCCCACGTTGTCTCCTTCGGGTGGTGGTGTGGTTGCGAGGGCGCGGCGCACGACGTCCCACGCCTCGTCCCAGTGCTGCGCGTAGCGTTCGGGGTATGCCGATCCCTGGACGCGCTGGGCGAATTGGCCTGCCAGTGTCGGGTTTCCGGCGGCGGAGGTGTAGTCGCTGGAGAGTCGACTCAGGAAGAGGTCGGCGGACTGGGCCAGCGTCATGCGCTGTGCGGGTGTGCCCCACCATGGGGGGCGCTGTTGGAAGTAGCCGGATGAGTCCGCGTCATCGGATTCTGAGTCGTGGGGAAGCTGGAGGGTGTCGGGGTCTGATTGGTTTGCGGGGCACCACCATTGGCGGTTTCCGTCGTCATCGTCGGCTCCGACTTCGACGCCTACGGTCATGCAGGCGATGACGGTGGCTAGCTCGTCTAAGCCGCGTTGTAGTGCGACGGCGTGTATTTCACGTGCCACTTGTTCGCGGGAGCGCAGTGGGTGGTCTGCGAGCCAGGTGAAGGACATGTCAGTAGCTCGCTTCCATGTCGTGCTTGGACTCGTATACGAACAGGGCGACGCCGAGTCCGATGCCGATGAGAGCGCCGGTGGCTATCCCGGCCAGAATGGCGAAGGTGTGAGAATGGGTCATCTGGCTTAACATGTTGTGCTCCAATGGTTTAAGGGAGGCGCCAGAGAACGAGGGCGCTGAATAGGACGGCGCGGCGGTGAGGCCACTTGGCTGTGGTGCCGCCGTGGATGGTGTGGTCGACGACGGGGCGTCCGCAGATCGGACACCGGTCCTCGACGTGGCCTTCGTTGAAGGCGGGGAGGTCTGTTCCGTACTCGTCGCAGAGGGCGAGCACTTCCCGTATCACAGTCCAGCGCGCCGCATTTCGTTGGTGACGAATAGATCGCCGTTCTTGATGGGGCGAATATCGACTACCGTTCGAATGTCGAATACCAGAGGGTGCTCGGGTTGGGACATACCCACCGGTGCGCCACCTGTCGGCTCCATCCAGTACGTGAAGAACGGGTACCGGCCCGCGGGGGCGTGGACGACTGCCGAGCCCTCGATAGTGCCATTAGGGCTTGGCTGCCAGTCGATCTGGCCGCGGCGGTAATCCGGGTGCAGGGGTTCGCGGCCGTCTTCACCCGCCAGCCCGATGTAGACGGGCCACACGACGACGTGGAGTATTCCGTCGGCCTTGGCCGGGGCGGTCACGCGATCCCCAGCGAGGAGGTGAGAACCACGTTGCCCGGGGTTGAGAAGACAGCATTGGTGACGGGGCAGTTGTCGATCATGTTGGCGGCGCCGACGGCCGCCGTAGACGCCAGGATGGCGTGGGTAATGGTGGACGCCGGGACGGGGATGGTTACCGCGGAGCCCGTTACATTGCCGCCAGAGCCTGATGTCCAAGTAGTTTGGGCGCGGGCGTAGCCGCCTCCGGTCGACTCGTTGGAGGGCGTCTGCGTGGTGCCGGGTGCGCCGGTCGCGCACCCAATCCAGTTGCCAAGAGCCTTCCAGGCGTCGGCCAGGGATTGCCGGGTCTGGGGTACTTGAATTGCCATAGGGCCTCCTATTGCCTTGCGTAGAAGTGGGCTTCGCCGCGGGCACCCGCGTTGCCGTTGCTGAAAGCGCCGCCGCCCTTGCCGCCGGACCCCGGTGCTGCGCCGTCGCCGGTGCCGCCGGTGTAGGTCTGGCCGTTGAGGGAGACGTCGCGGTTGGAGTTGGCGTTGCCGCCGCCGACGGGGTCGCCGGACTGAGTGCCTATGCCGCCTCGGCCGGTTGCGCCAGGTGCGGTAACGAGGGTGGAGCCGTTGACGATGCCGGTTGTGGGGCCGCCGTTTCCGCCGTTGCCGCCGCCGGTGCCTGCTGTGCCGCCCACCCCGATTGAGCCGGTGATCTGTGTGGCCGTCCATGGGAAATCGACGCCGCGCTCCCAGGTTCCGTACACCCATTGGCCGCCGTCGCCGCCCTGTGCGGGGGTGAAGGAGAATTGGGCGCCGCCACCGCCGCCACCACCGGGCAGGTACGCGTAGTCGATGTAGCGGCACCAGTACGGGATGTTGTAGGTGTAGGCACCGGTGGTGGTGATGTCGGTACGGGCCGGGGCCATCACCGGGAATGCGGCTCCGCACGCGAAGGTGCCGGTTGCGGCGAATGCCGCACCTAATTGGTACTTCTGGGCCACCTGGACGGCCAGTGTGCCTGCACCGGCGAGGGCCGCGCCCAGCGCGTATGCCTGGGCCACTTGCGCCGCCAGCGTGCCCGCGCCGCCAAAGGCTGCGGGCCGCGTGAACTGTTGGAGTAGTTGTGCCGACAGTGTGCCTGCACCGGCAAGTTGGGCTAGACGGTCCAGGCGGACTCGCGCGTCTACTGACATGTTGCCTGTACCGGCCATGGCCGCTGCGCGCTGGTAAAGCTGCCGGACATCGGCGGCTAGTGCGCCAGCTCCGCTGAATTCCGCTGCCCGGTCGTATATCTGGGATACTGCGGCGGCGAGTGTGCCTGCACCCGCCATGTCGGCACCGACGGTGTATACCTGTGCGACCTCGGCGGCCATGGTGCCCTCAGCGTGCAGGACCGCGGTCCGATCTGGTATCCAGAACCAGCCCGTGACCGCCTCTGGTGGTTCAGACGGTGGGGGTTCTTTCCACCAACCCAGCTGTGGCTCCGTAGTTTCCGGTTGCGGGTTGGTGGTCCAACTCATCTACGGACCGGCGAATCCTATGCAGGAGACCATTTGACCGTCTGCGTCGTTGGTGCCGGTGATCTGAATCCAGGACGGGTTGAGCTTCCCGTCTGGGTCCAGGCCGCCGCGCTCGGCGGTGAAGGTGATGCCGGGTAGTTCGGGCATGGTGAATGTGGTCATCGCTGATGCCTCTTTCGGGTGGTTATGCGATACGGCGGCCATCGAATGTGGCGATGCCGGATAGGGCTGTGATGCTTCGTGACACAACGGTTTCTGAGCCGGTTGAGCCGTTGGACCGTATGTCGTAGTCGACCGCGATAAATCCCGGCTGCACGACATCTCCCGCCACGAGCGGGATCTCGAAAGGGCAACCTGAGGGAATGGCCCCGGTGATGCGGGTGCCGTTCTTGTACACGACCCAATAGGGCACGGACGTGCCCTTGGCGGTGACCGATCGGTACGTTGTGCTGATGCGGTACAAGCCGGTGGTGGCGATCTCGATACGTGCCGTGCCTAAGTCGTCGAGCGTGACGTCTGTGGTGTAGTCGTTGAATGTGAAGAACCCCGACGGGAACGCGCCGGAAGAATAGGGGCCATAGGTGACGTCGGCGGTGCTGTCGCGTCTGATGCTCCATGAGTTTGACATCGAGAATCCCGCTCCCGCTGAGGTGTAGTCGGACATCGCGAACGCGGCGATGCGGTAGGAGTCGTAGGTGAAAAACGGGCTTGCCCGCTGCACGCTGAACATCGAATACCGGTATGCGGCACCGATGTTGATGGTGTTGCCCGCGTCGGTGGCGGAGAGGATTTGGCGGCCGTTGACGCGCACGAAGTAGTTGGTGCCTGAGCAGCGGATCTCGATGCGCGCGCCCTGCTTGACCGCTGAGAGTCCGGTTTGCAGTGTCAGCGGCGTGTTGAATGACCAGCTGCTACCTGAGCGGGTGAACTTGCCGATACGGATCTCGCCCTCTTTGGCGAGGCAATAGGCGCCCTGTGTGCGGCCCGAGTCGCATCGGATGTAGACGCCCGAGTAGTAGTTGCCGTTCTGGGTGTCGCCCAGCACAAATGAGGCTGATTGGCCGTCGGTGGCGTAGGTGTAGTTGGGGCTGGCGAAGAAGTACCCGTCAGGGTTGCCGTTCTTGACCCCCGCATAACCGGAGTCCCCGCGGATGGTGATGTCGCCAGCGGTCGGGCCGGTGGTCCAATCAGTCGAATTCAGGGCGGAGCCGTCAGCGCCGGAGAACACGAAGCTGTAGCTGTTGCCGCCACCGGTGTTCTGCTCGGTCTCCTGTTCCTGCAACGTGGTCTGGGCCGCGATAGCGCTTTTGAGGGCGTCCTGCGACAGGCCGAGCAGGGACAGCAGGGAGTCCTTGGCCTGGTTGATCTGATCGGCGATGGTTCCCGTTGTGCCGGTGGTTGTTCCGTCGGCACCCGTCTTGACCCCGGTAAGCATGTTGCCGAGGTTGCTGACCAGATCGTTGACCCGGCTCATGTCGAAATTGCCGACGACGTCGCCTGCGTTCAGTGTTCCGCCGCTGGTGAGCTTCTGAGTCTTGTTGTTACTCAGCCCGAACCAGTCCTTGACGGCCTGGATGGTCGAGTTGATGGGTGTGACGACAAGCCCGGCGAAGATGTCCCGTATCTGGTTCAGCTGGGCGTTGAGGTCGGGTAGGTCCGCGACCTTGGTCTGCGGGAGGAGTGGAATGTTGCCCAGGCCGAGCAAGCCCAGGATCTCTGCGGCGTCGATCTTGCCGTCGGCGGTGATGGCCGTGAGGCGGTTTTGGACGTCTCCGATTTCGGCGTTGACCTGTCCGGCGACGGTGTCGAAGAACTCCTTGAAGCGGTCCAGTCCGACCTTGTGTGCCAGCTCCTCTAGGGCGTTGCCTATGTCGGTGCCGAACTGCTCTAGCTGGGTGACGAGGTCCTGCACGTAATCCTGCGGGAGCTTCCCGGTCTTCCAGGTATCGGCGTCGTCGAACCACACGGTGCCCGCGGTGACGTCACCTGTAACCAGCAGCGTGGTGCGGACCTCGTCGACTCCGGTGTCGGGCACGGTGTAGGTCCCGTGTAGTTCCACCCATCCGCTGCTGTCGGCGGCCGACGGCTGGTGTTGTGCAACGATTGTGGATGCGACAGGGTTACCGGCGAGGTATGAGGTGATGACCAGCCGGATGGGGTTGGTGCCAGCAGCTGCCGCGAGTCCCTGCCAGCGGGTGAACGCCTCCAGCTCCAGGTGCTGCTTCTTGGCCACCGGTATGGCGTTGGAGTGCAGGTACTTTGCGGTGCCCGACATGATCGCCTTGACCGATCCCAATGGGCTGGTGCGGCCAACGGTGCCGTCCCACAGCCAGTCTGGGTTGTCCACAACCGCGGCGTCGGTGTCGAAGCCGCCGTTGAGAAGCAGATTCGGGAACCATTCGCCGATCTGCGACAGGGGGATAAGCGGCAGCAGTCCGGGCTTGATCCATGACAGGACGTTGGCGATGCCCTTTTTCAGCTCGTCCAGCCACTCGATGATTTCGGGGATGGGGTTGGTGGCGATTCCCAGCAGCGAGTCGATGAGCCGCTGGAGTTCCTTCTGGATCATCACCGGGAGCTGCTTGAGGACGTCGCCGAGGTTGGTGATCGTCTTCTTGAGGGCCGGGTCCTGGGCGAGTTGGTTGGTCGGGTCGTATTCCGTCTTGAAGTTCTGCGGGACCAGATCGACTGACCGAGGCATTAGACCGGCATGACCTCGACGTACAGCTGGGCGTTGGCCTTGTCGAACAGGTAGGCACCGGCCAGGCCGTCGTTGTAGAGGTTGACGTAGACGGTGCCCTGGTTGCCGGTGTGGTTGGCGGGCACCAGGGCGTAGGTGTTGTCCGGCGTGATGGCCATGGTGGGGTCCGACGGCGTCGACGCGTGCGGAGACATGTGTGCCCACTGGGAGGTGTTACCGAAGCCGCGGGCGATGAGTTGGCCGGAGGTGGGGTGTCCCAGCCGCACCTCGCAGCCGATGATGAGCGGGTCCTGGTCTAGCTCCACACCGGTCGCCTTGATCTTCCCGAAGACAATCGGCTTCCACGGGAATGGTTGCGCGGGAATGGCAAACGACCCGATGGGTGCACGGGTGGAGAAGCCCTGGAAGTTGGTGAAGGCAGCTTCGGGCACCGTGAACGGCCTGGGCAGGATCGACCCGATGGACATGGGCCGCCACTTGCCGGACGCCCCGATGTTCTCGTCGAAGCCCAGAACCTGGAGGTGTTGTGGCGGGGTGGACATATCGACGTCCGGGGCCTGCCCGAGGCTGGCGGCGGGACCTTGCGGGCCGCGCGGGACCTTCAAGTACAGGCGGCACGACGGCGCGTATGGGGAGCCGGTCTGGTGGACGTAGGAGTCTTGGGCGCCCTCCGGCGGGAGAAGCTCAACGCTCCAGCTGATCTGGGGCACCGGCCCTGGGGGGCCTTCCGATCCCATCATGAGGATTCGGTATTCGGTGCCGAACCAGATGTAGGCGCGAGACCCGATGAGGTTGGTGACGCCCTCCTGTTCGGTGGTCACCACCACTGAGGGGCTGGTGCCACCGGTGGGCGTGCCGGTCATCTGTGGCTGCCCGATACCGGCCTTGGAACCGGCGAAGGTCACCGTGTAGGGGCCGCCGGGGTTGCCGACGACCTCGACGTCGCCGGTGGACACGTTGGGTAGGGCAACGAGCGCGTCCTCGAATGCCTGGGCGGTGGCGTTACCGGCAATGGATGCGGTCGGCTGGCCGTCGTACGCGATGGTGAAGGAGGTGGGGGCGCCGTTCAGTGTCACCGTCTGGACCTCGTTGACGGTGGCGTAGTGGTTCATGATCCAGTACTTGCCGATGTCCTCCTCGATGTCCTGGAGGTTGGTCGGCAGGTCCTCGGGGTCGTCGATCATCGACTTCTGGAGGCGCAGCGCGAAGGCGTTGGTACCGGCCGGACCCTGTGGCCCCATGAGCGCTGGCACTACCAAAGTTGCCTGGTCGCCTTGGATTTCCATGGTGACCGCGTACTGATCCGGTGTCGCCCCATCGGACACCACGGCGTAGATGTGGGTGTTCGTCAGCAGGGACTTGAGGTACACCATCAGGCCGATGGGTGGTACCGGTGAAGTCATCTAGTCCTCCTTGGGACGGGGTGCGTCGGTGTAGCGGACCTCTGGTTTCGTGTGCCACTCGGCGGTCAAGACCGGCCCCTCGCCGTCGCGGCGTGCCGCGAGGCCGCGGACGTCGGGTGGGCGGAGTCGGTCGTCGCTGTAATCGCCTGGCTGTAGGTCTCGTTCGGCGTCGTCGGGGGCGTTGACGTCCACCCATGTGCACGCGTTCTCGTAGATGCCTGGGCCGTGCATGCGCCGCTTCTTGATGTGGGCGGCGGCGGTGCGGCGGAATCCGTACAGCACTGCGGTCCAGGCGATTGCGAGGATGGTGGCGGACATGTGGTTGAGGTCGTGGACGCGCCCGTTCTGGTCGACTGGGTACTCCATGACCTCCAGCAGCTCCAGGTATGCGCGCTGTATCTCACGCATTTCTGCGACCTTCGCCGCCTGCTCGATGTCCAGTCCGGCGTTGAGTCCGACCTGCATATCTGGTGTGAGGTCGCCATTTTCGGCGTCGTCAGCTGCCGCGCAGACGGCAAGGTCGCGGGGCGAAAGCGTCGCAGTGTCGGCCGCCGTTGGGGGCGCCTGGTCTGCCGGTACGCGGTGTGCCTTGCCTGGCCGGTCGGCGGCCATCAGAAGATGGTCCCTTCGCCGAGGAATTGGGACAGCGTTGTCCAAACGGCCTGCAATGCACGAAGACCCCGCGCTGCGGGGTCTTCCTTGTCGCTGTCATCGCCGATAGCCAGTTGCACTGTGACTGGCTCACTTCGGGACCATGTCCGCTTTATCGCGGTGATCTGGTCGACGAAGATGATGCCGCCCTGCTCGAACCCGGCCCGGTCGCCCAGGCCGATATCGATGTCTATGGCGTGTGGTCGGCCGTTGACGACCTTGACCGTAAAGCCCTGCCAGGCACGGGTTTTGTAGTGGCCGACGCGCATGGTGACGACACCGGACAGGGTGTAGGCGGTGCCGCCGCCCTTCTCGAAATGCTCCTGCCAGGCCATGTCGCCGGTCCAGAGCGCGCGGCGCGGATCAGTGAAGCGCATCCACGCCAGCAAAGTGTTGTCCAGCTGGCCTTGGTAGAGGTTGTCCAGACCTTCAGTGCCCGGCTGCTGGTAGGCACCTATTGCATAGTTGATTACCTGCGCCAGCTGCGACAGCGCGTACCTAATAGCAAATGTCTGGGCTTGGTTGACAATCTGCGGGCTGCGGGAGCCCGTCATCACCGTCTTGACTGGACCCTTGTGTTGTCGGCGTTCCGATTCGATGATTCCGCTGAATTGGCCGTCGTACCAGATGGTTTTAGGCTTCTTGGGCGCGACGCCGAGCAGCTTTCGGAACACCGGATCGGTCTCGCCGTCACCGTCCTCATCGAGGTTGATGAGGGTTTCGGTGATCATGTCGTCCAACGTGGCGCCGATGAGGTTGATGACGCCGTCGGCCGCTGTTCCGGTTGGGCCGGTCACGCCCGACTTGTCTTCGATGGCGAAGACGATGCAGTTGCGGTGCGGCCTGGTGGCGTCGTTGACCGCGTCCTCAGCGACGGTGCCGCGCACCAGGTCTACGAGTTCGGTATGCGGAGAGTCCTTGTCTTCCTTGAGCCAGGTGTAGGCACGGAAGTCGCAGCCAGCGTCCTTCAACATGTCGTTCATCGCCGAGTGCCAGTCGGTCCATGCCGCGCCGATGACGGAGAGGCGGGACTGATCGAGGATGGGGTTGACGAATGCGACTTGCAGTGGCCAGGACAGCGGGTCGAGTCCGCTGATGCCGCCGTTGAGCCAGCCGAACGGGTTGAAGACGTTGGTCGGGATGGACAGGAGCGGGAAGAACAGGCGCGCCAGGTTGATGAACATGGACGCGGACAAGATGGTGCGTGTATTGCCTGGTAGCACCCACATTTTCGGCAGCTGAACCTCGGGAGGAAACACGGGGTTAGCGGCAAAGAGCAGGTTCTTTGCGTGCTGCCGGTTACTGATCGCCTCCAGTTCCAGCGTGTGGACGCCGGACGAGTCGCGCTTGGCGTTGATGCCGGTGACCTTCCCGCCCCACCGGGTCCGCCAGGTTGGCTGTGTGGGGATGGGGTCGACGACGAGGTGCAGGTCCTCGTGGATCTTCGTCTGTTGGAGGATGAAGTCGGTGAGCCAGTTGTCGTACCGCAGTACGACATTCGCCTGACCGGAGTCCGAGTTCATCTCTTCGACCGACGCCAGCCGCTCGCCCGCGATCTGGGCGATGGGGTCCATGTTCTTGTCGAAGAGGCGCAGCATGGGGCGCTGGCGTGCCGCACCTTCAATTGCGTCACGTCGGCCGCGCAGGTACTTGTAGGCCGACATGGGGTCTGTGGCCGGGTCCGGCTTGGTCGGCCGGTTCATCGTGTCTACGAGGGCGTCGTTGAGCCAGCGCGTGAACTCCAGTGGCGCTGTGGTCAATCCGTGCTGTACGCCATCTAGGAGTGCGCTAGTCACCTACCGAGACCTCTTATAGCGTTGCGGCAGTATCGCGGTGATCTTGGCATTGGGGTTGCTGTGCTTGACCCGGATCTGCGCGACGTGCCTGGATGGGACTGATGCTTGGAACCGCTTGTCGAATCGCTTCCACACCGGCTCACCGGTGGCTGCCAGGTCGTGCAGTAGGAAGTCCAATATCTTTGAGCGCCTGGCGATCTGGTAGAAGATGTTGTCGACCGGGTCGTTGGATGCGGTGAGTGTCCGCTCCTTGGGGTCGGTGTCGACGAGGACGTATCCGTCGGATGGGGCGATCAGGGGTAGCTCGACCATGCGTCCGCTGTCGCCGTCCTCAACCCAGCACCGCCCGGGCGGGACTATGAATTGGGTGTAGGACTCCAGGTCGCCACGGTTGGGCAAGACGATGATGCCTTCGCCGTCGCCACCGAATTGTGCTGCGGTGGCGGGGTTGTTCTGCCACGTCGCCCAGATGGACGGCTTGCTGTAGTACGGCTTCTGGGCCAGCCACTTCATCGGCCACTTGGCGAAGTTGTTGCCGAAGGCTACGGGGTCGCGCTTCTGGCTGCCGCCTACGGTCTGGGCGGGCCGGACCCTGATCCATCGCCAGCCGGAGAAGCGGGTGTAGATGCCGAGCCATCCGTCACGGTTCTCGTCTTGGCCTCGGAACCAGCGGTCCTCAGCCATCCGGTACTGGAAGTTGTTGAACGGCACTCCCTTACCACCGATAGAGACGGTGAAGTTGATTTCTCGTTTGAGGATGTTGGCGCGTTCGACGGTTGCCCCAAGCTCATAGGCGCCCTCGGTTAGCAGCAGCTCGAAAGGCCAGTGGTGCTCGCCCTCAATGTCTTCGGACAGCTGCACGCCCTGACGTCCGGCGTTGACGCCGCCGTACATGTCGGTGAAGTCGCCATCGGGCGAGATGTGGACTATCCGGGTGTCGAGCCCCTGGAGGGCCTTCGGCAGCTTGTCCCATTGGTCGTAGGCGGGGATCTCGGACTGCCGGATGAACCTCACGGCTTAGGCAGTCCCGTCATCCGGGTGTTCATCCGGTCGGGCGGCTTCACCAGGCCTCCTGGGTCGTTGATGGTGACGGGGCCGTAGAACGCGGCGCCGGTGGCGCTGCTGTTGTTGCTGTTCTGGTTGGTCGTGTAGTTGTTCCCGCCGGGGTTCTGGCTGTTGGGCAGGAAGTCGCCGACCTGAGGGAGCGCCGCCTGGAGTGCGTCACCGACTACGCCCATGCCGCCGTCGCCGAAGTCGAACTCTCCAAGGCCCCCGTTGCCGGGTCCGGGGGCGCCGCCCGGGCCATGGCGGTTGTTGCGCATGGCCTGGGTACCCAAGGGGTTCTGCTGCTGTTGCTGCGGGCCGCCGAATGCGTTCTTGAGCATTCCGCCGATGGCGTTGGCGCCTCCGGTGAACAGCTTGAAGATTCCCCACTCCATGGGGTTGGAGAAGACGGAGCCGTCCAGGCCGAGCATCTCCATGGCGCCGGACATCATGTCCTTGGCGAAGCTCTTGCCGTCGGGGCCGCTGCCCGGTTGCTGGCCGTTGCGTCCACCGCGGCCCCGGGCGTCGGCGTCGTTGACCTGTTCCTGCTTGGTGGACAGGTCGTCCAGCGCGTCCTTGTGCTCGCGCTGCGCCCGGGATAGCCGTTCCTCGGCGGCTGCCTGCTCGGACGGCTTGACGTTCTTCTTGCCCTGGAGTTCGTCGAGCTTCCGTTGTGCCTGTTCGATGTCGAACTGCTTGTCCTGGACCTTCTGCTCTGCGTCACGCAGTTGACGTCGCTGGGCCGGGGATGCACCTCCCCCGCCGCTTCCTCCACCGCCGTAGCCGCCTGCCCCGCCCCCACCGCTGCCGGAGCCGTACATGCTGTAGCCGCCGCCCGCTGCGCCGCTGGGCCAGCCGTCGGGGTACATGGCGTTCATGGGGATGTACGCCTGGTTGGTGAATTGGGGGTCGTCGGCGCCTGCGGCGCCCGCGCCGACGGTGAACTTGCCTACGCTGCCGCCGGATTCAGCGTTGCGGCCATCGGGCAGCGTGACGGCCATGTGGCCGCCGCCGGGGCCGCCGTTCTTCCATCCGACGCGCAGGGTGCCTGCTGGTCCGCGGCCCATGATGGCGCCTCGGGCGGCGAGCCAATCGGCTGCGTTACCGGTGGCCATCCGCTCGCCGTACAGGGGCTGCCCGACGGCGGCGTTGACGAGGACGGATGCGGCCCCGGAACAGTCGGTACCGGATGGGCCGTGGCCGCCGCGGACGTAGGGCGCACCCGCCATGTCGTTGGCTGCGTCCTCTATCGAGATGGGACCTCCGCCCGCGTATCCGGGTATACCGGTGAGGATTCGCAGGAAGTTGGCGGACGGTACCCAGCCGCGGTTCATGGCGTTGATGAGCGGCATGTTGTCGCGTGTGGACTGCGCAGTGTTGATCGACTCTCGGTTGGATACCTTGATGAATCCACCTGCGCCACCGTCTATTACACGGGCGAGGATGGAGTCACTGGTGCCCGTCCCGGGGCCACTGATGACGCCGCGGCCGTCGACATGTCCACCGGAGGCGCGGCCTGGTACCTGCCCGGCGAGGGTGGCTGCACTGAATACGCCTTGCAATCCGGGCGGCAAGATCGCACCGAGCGAGTTGGCCAGTTTGAGATCTATAGGAAGGGTGGCGGTCGTGTTGTTGACCTTGTACACCAGGTCGTTGAAACGCTTCTGCGCCTCATCGGTTGCCGCGGTGACCTTTACGATTCCGCCGGGCAGCTGCGTGACGGTGTACCCAAGTTCTTCGAGCTTCTTCTTCGTCTCGTCGTACTTCGCCGGGTCGACCTTGAGGTCTATCGACTTGTTGTTGGGCACCGACACGATGGCCGCGCCCAGGTCCTTGAACCGGGCGGCGCCTTCCTCGGTCGGTTTCCACAGCCCGTACTGGGCTTGTGCCATGTCCCGCAACGACTGTGCACCCTTGTCCGTCTCACGCCGCTGCTCGTTGACGTTCTGAGTCAGCGTGATAAGCGACTCATTCGCGTCGGGCATTGCGTCGATAATCTGTTGCAGTCCAACGAGGTTCTGGTCGCCGGGGTTGGCCGTGCGGTATTTTGCGATCTTCTCGTTGACGGTGTCCCAGCCGTTGCCCTCCTTGAGGAGTGCGTTGTACAGCTCGTCGGATGACACCCCCATGGCCTGGTACTGCTGCTGGATGACCTTCCAGTCCAGCTTCGTGCCGCCTGATCCGGTGATGGAGACCTTGTCCAGGCCCTCCCGGACGCCCTTGTCTAGCGCCAGCTTTTTGATGATGTCGTACGCCTGCGCGTTGCCTGTTCCAGTTGCGGCGTCTACCAACATGTTTGGGTCGATTCCTAGGCCCTTGGCGCGCCCGATGTCGGTGGTCTTGTAGGGGTCTTCCTTGCCGAACCGCTCGGCGGCCTTCCTACGGGTCTCGTCGGTGACGCGACCGGTGTCCTGGTCCAGGGTGGCGCGCAATTCCTCTTCGGCCTGCTTCTGCTCCTGTGCCTTCTGTGCAGCCTTCTGGTGGGCGTCGGCGATCATGCCCATAGCGATGCCGACACCGGCGGCGGCGATGCCCCACGGGCCGCCGAGCATGGACAAGACCCCGGACCCGGCGAGCTTCATGCCGGTCATGGCTGCCCCGGCGGTTCCCGCGGTACGGGAGTAGAACAGGGACCGGTCGGCAGCCTGGTTGTAGCTGTCCCGCATCTGCGTGACCCATCCGCGTTGCGCGCGTGTCGATTCGCCAGCGGCGCGTGTCGCGTTCTCCATGGCCTGCTGTGCCTGCGTAGCGGGGGTACGCCATCCCGCGAAGGCGGTGCCCCATGCCTGAGTGGCCTTAGCGGCAACCTGTAGGGCAGGGCCGGTCAACTTGGATTTGAGGTAGAGGGCGGTGAGGACTGCGACGAGGCCGGTGGTGAGCCACTGGTTGTTGCCGAGGATGTCGGCTACCAATTTCAGCGGCGGCTCCAACGCCTGCATGGCGAAACCTAGTGCACGCCAGCCTGCTACGGCAGTTGCCCCGGCGCCCATTGCGATGGCCTTGGATGCGGCAGCGAGGGAGGGTGCCAGGTCCTTGGCGGCGCTGGAGATGTCGCGCCAGCCCTGCCGGATCTGGTCGACCGCGGTACCGCTGCCGCCACCGCCGGTCCTGAGGTCGCGCATCGCGTCGGCGGCCTTGTCCAGCCAGCCGGTCATCCCCCGACCGGCTGACTGCAAGGACGGCGAAACAAGGTCGTAAAGAGCGAGTTTCGCACTCTCGGCGGTGTTCTTGAGGCCTTCGACGACCCCCGGTAGGCCCTGCATCTGGGCGGCGGCCATCTCGCTGGCACCACCGGCGCGGCCGACAGCCCGGAACATCTCGTCGAACATCTGGACGCCGCCACCGGCTGCGACCATCGCCGCGCGCATGGCGTCCGAGCCGAACAGGATGTTGGTGTCGGCCTGGAACTCCTCTTCGGTCATCCTCTTTGACGCTGCGGCAACCTGTTCCAGCATGGAGCGGTAGCCGACAAACTTGCCGGTGGTGTCGTACAGGGTCAGTCCCAGGCTTTCGATGGCGCCCTGGGCGGGGTTTCCCTGGTCAGTGATGGCCTGGAGCGAGGTCTTGATGAGGGTGCCTGCATCGGAGCCGCGGATACCGGCGTTGGCCAGGAGCCCGAGGGCAGTGATGGTGTCCTGGGCGGTCAACCCGAAGCCGTGGGCAACGGCACCGGCCTGTTGGAGGCCGAGGGCGAAGTCGCCGATGTCGCCGGTGGATGCGTTGGCGACGTTCGCCAACATGTCGGCCATATTGGCCGCCTGGTTGGCGTCCATTCCGAAGGCATGCAGGGCGTTGGCCTGAATCTTGGCCGCCTCTGCTGCGGATACCTGTGCGGCGGTGGCCAATTGCAGGGTGCCGCGGGCCGCTGACATGGACTGGTCGACGTCGAATCCGCCCTTGGCGAGTTCGGTCATCGCCTGGGCTGCGTCGGAGGCCGATACCCCGGCGAGCTGGGTGTCGGCGCCCAGCTCGCGGGCGCGCCGCGATACGGCGGCCATTTGTTCAGGTAGGGCGCGGGTGACGCCCTGCATGGTGTTGAGCGCCGAGTCAAACGAAAGGCCCGTGTCTACAACACTTTTGACTGCGGCAATGAAACCTCCGCCTGCGGCCAGAGCGGCGCCGGTGTTGAGGGCGCGCTGGAAGCCCTGCGCGAAGCGGGCGCCGGAGTCCGACCCATACGCCTCGGCTCGCATGATCAGCCCGGCACCGAACGGCATCTTGACCTGACTGGACGCCTGCGACTGCGCCTTCTGCGCACGCTCCAGGTCCCGGGTGGCGCGGGTCAGATTCTGTGTCGACAGCTCCTGCGCGCGCCGCGCCCGCGCCACTCCCTCCTCAGCGGTGGCCCGCTGGGTGGCTGTGGCCCTGCCCTTCTCGTTGAGTTCGTTGAGTCGTGTCTGGGCGACGGTGAGGCGGCCAGTGGCGTCCGCGTCTGCCTTCTTCGCAGTCGCCAGCGCCTTCTCCGCACGTTCGACCTGGCGAAGTGCGTCGACCGCCGACTTACCGCTGGCGGCAAGGTTGCGGGCCATGTCGGCGCCCATGGTCCGGGTGGCACGACCGAAGCGGCGTTCCGCGTCGCGGCCGATGCGTTCGACGCCCGCGGCAAGGCCGGACGCCTCGGGCATGAGTGGCACCCATACTTGCGCCAGTTCAACGGCGGCGACTGCTGGACTCAACCGGTTACTCCTTTCTTCATACCGATGACGCGACCGGGCGACTCGCCCAGCGCGTAGTTGGCTGCGCGTAGCCGCTCGAATTCCTCAAGTGACATCTCGTCGCAGGTGAGTAGCCCCGGCGGTGGCGGTCCCACCGGCCGCTCAGGATGCGGCACAGGGGCGTTGGGGTCGACGCCCTCACGGGCGATCCGCTGGGGCATAGTGACCAGGCCCGCCTGCTGCTCCATCTGGGCAGCTAGCAGGTGAGACTCCCGGGTCCACCCGCCGTGGATGGCGTGGTAGACGGCCGTGCCAGGGGGTGCGGCCAGCACGATGGACCCGAGCTTGGCGACAGGCAGCAGCCGGTCGTCGAAATCGGAGTCCTTGTCTAGCGATATGAGGTCGCGCTCGACCGCGTGCCAGTGCTGGCCGATGGCCCGGGTGAGCGCACCTATTCCCCCGCGGTCAGTTTCGAGTCGGCGAACCAGGCGTCGAACACGGCCTTGTACTCGTCATCGCCGAGGCCGACGACGCGGAGCTGGATTTCCTTGGGAACCCCTGCCCAGTCCATCCACTCGAACGCCTGGAAGGTCTCGTCCAGTTGGTATAGCGCCCACCAGAATTGGCGGGTAGGCGGCGTGATCTCCGAGTACTTCGGGAACTGGACGACATACCCGTCGCTGGTCGTGAATTCGAACAGGGCCGTGCCGTCGGGGTACGGAGAAGGTGCCCCCGCCGAAGCGGGGGCCTCCTTCGTCTCGTCCACCGGTGCGTCGGCTGCCGCTGGTGCGGCTGCCTTCTTCGCACCCGTCTTGCGGGGCGATGCCTTGCGCGCGGTGGTGGTGCTCAAATCGTCACCACGCCGTCGTTCCAGTACTGGTAACCGTGGTTACCGTCGGCGTCGGGGAACGGCTTGAGCGTGCACTCGTAGGCCGCCAGTTCGGAGTGCGTCCACTTGATGGGCGCGACGGCGGTGATACGACCGATCGGGATGACCAGGCGCATGGAGATCAGGTTGTAGAAGCCGTCGAAAACCCAAGCGCCCGTGTCCAGGAGCTTGGCGTTCAGTTCGGCCTTGATCTCCGTGCCGGACGTGGTGCTGGCCGGGGTGACGGTGACGTTGGATGCACCGTGCACGGCCTTCTGCACGTCGACGTTGTTGACCTGGAGCAGCTTGAACTTGATTTCCAGGCCGTACTTTTCCTGGAGCACCGCGACTAGGTCGCCGCCCCAGTTGTACTCCTCCTGGTTCGACCGATCTTCGGTGCGTTCCAGGCCGTCTTTACCGACGTGGCCAAGGTTGTTGAAGGCCACGGCGGGGGCGCCGACAGCGGTGGTCGGCAGGGTCGTGCCGACCGGTGCACGCAGGACGCCGCCGGTGACCCGCGGGGACGGGGCGGCCAGCTCCAGCACATTGTTGAGAGCCATGCGGGGCTTTCCTCTCGTGATATGCGAAAGGCCGCCCCGGACGGGACGGCCTGATCTCCCGCGCGGGGGCGGTGAGTTATGGGGTGATGGGTGAGCCGATGGGCTGGCCCTGGACGCGCCAGGTGACCATCGACCGGTACCGGGGTGTCGCCACGTTCGGGTCCTTCGACTCGTGCGTCAGGCTCGTGGCGCGCGCCCAGACGACGTACCAGGTGTCGATGGTGAGACCGGTCGCGGCGTCCATGAGTGCTGTCGCGGTCCGCGAGATAGTCGACGCTTCAACCTCATCGGGGTGATAGCCGAACAGAATGAGATCGAGGTCCCATTCGAGGAGGTTGGCTCGGGAGCCGCCACCGAACTCGACTCGCAGGAACCCGTCGGGCACCGTGGTGTCGGTGCGGGTGGGCGGCAGTTTGGAGCCGACTGGAACCGTCAGGGCGGGTTGGGGTGTCAGGTAGGTGACGGCCAGGGCCACCATGTCCGCTGGCAGCATCGCCGGATACAGGGCGGGCATCAGCGGCCCCGTAACCCAGCGATCAGTTTGAGGAGCCGCGAGTTGGCGGCGTCGTCGCGGCGCGCTGCATACGAAGCGGCGACGATGAAGATACGCGGACGCTGCGTATTCGGATCACGTTGCACGACAATCACGTAGCCGTCCGGCAGGCCCTCGGCGGCCTGGCGCGCGATCTGTTCGACGTACTCCCCGTATGCGTGTCGGATCTTGCGGAACCCTGCCATGTTGTACTTGATGCGTACGGCCACTAGCCGACCCGCTTGAGAGAAATTTCCCCGCCGAACATCCGCGAGTACTTCCGCCATGGCCCGTTGCGCCAGTCACCGTCAGCTCCCATACCGACGACATCGAAGCGGGCGCCGTGGATGTCGACCTGGTCCTGGGTTTTGTAGACGGTTGGGTCCTTCACCAGCATCGTCAACTCGGCGATGTGCCGGGCCACGTACTCCGGAGCTACCGGCTCGACTCTGTCGGCGGCGCGTTCACCGCGGGGGTAGAACGCCATTGCCCGCCGGGTTGTCGGGGTCTGCGCCACGCCACCAATGGTGTTGCCGTGCGCGTTCTTCCCTGTTGTCGCGCTGTACGGGTAGTGCGCGATGTCGTAGGGCTCGGGGATGATGCTCACGCGATGGCCTGGATGCGGTAGTCGGCCAGCCGGGACCGGTGGTCGTTGTTGAGCGACAGGCCCGCAGTGCCCTTGAATTTGATGCGGAACGGGCCGCCGGTGGCCTCGGTGGCTACCGATGACGGCAGCTCGATGCCGCTGGAGGCCAGCTCCAGGATCACAGCCTTCACGGCCAGCGGTACCTCCGGGTAGCCGTGGGTGAAAGTGACCTCGGCGTAGCGGGGGGACGGCAGTCCGAACACTGGCCAGTACCGGCCGCGCGGCCAGGTGGTGCGGGTTCGGGTGATGAATCCCGCTTCGTCCCAGTCGTATTCGTCTGGTTCGAGCACCTGGCCGTCGACCTTCACGGACTCGACATCGGTGACATGCAGGGAGTGCAGCATGATGATGCCGCGCTCCCCTATCTCGCATCGCCGGTCGACCTCGCGCCGCGACGGTGCGATGTGCCAGTCGCAGTAGTCCCGCACCGCCGATTCAGCGGTGTCTAGGAACCACTGCGGGTCACCGGCCTCGAACTTGCCGAGGTCAGTTGTCGTTACCAGGTCCGCCATTAGCGGCCTTGGTCTCCTCGGTCTTCGCCTGTGCCGGTGCGGGTTCCGCCTTGGCGGGGGCCTTTGCCGGAGCAGCCTTGGCGGGCTTGGCGGAGGCGTTCTCGGATGCGGGCGGGGTTGCCTTCTCCGGCGCCGCGGGGGCGGCCTTGTTCTCGACCGGCGGAGCGGGCTCGACCGGGTCAATGTCTGCGCGCCACTCGGCGAGCTTGGCGTCGATGACGGAGGTGTCCTCGCCGAGGGACGCCAGCAGCTCGCGCTTGGTCTCCAGTGCGGCGACGGTGTCGGCGACGGCGTCGCGCTTCTTTAGTGCCATGGGATTTCAGCTCCTCTGTTGTCGTGTCGTGGTGCTGGGCGCACCCACCGCCCCGGGTTACGGGGCGGTGGGTGGCCTAGCGGTGGGTCAGAAAGCGGGCGGGGTCAGTCCGCCGATCTCGACCACGGACTGCGGGTAGCGCCCGGCGGTGAAGGCCAGGTAGCCGTACACCTGGAGGCACACCGTCAGGTTCTTCGCGCCCGGCTCCGGCAGGGTGCGGGTACGGATACCCGACTCGAACAGCAGCAGGTCCGAGGAGCGCTGCACGTAGACAACGTCCTCGTTGGTGCCGGTGCCGTATGCGGTGCCGATGTTGGGGTCGGTCACCACGGGCAGGCCCTGGAGCTGGCCGACCACCTGCTGGGACGCAACGGCGTCCAGGGTGGCCACCGCGTTCTGCGGCGCGTTGGCCGCGGGCAGAACGAGCGGACGCTGGTCGCCGTCCAGCGACGCGGTGAGCCAGCCCCAACGGCGGGGGTGCATCACGATGTGCGTCGGGGGCAGGAACCGGCTGGTGTGGACCCGCTGGATGGCGTCGGCGATGGCCGCGTAGAACGAGGCCACGGTCAGCGCGGTAATGGCGATGGTGCCGATGCCCGGGGTGCCGTGAACACCCAGTACCTGGCCGCTGCTGCCGGAACCTCCGAGGACCTGGAGGTCCAGTTTGGTGCCGAAGTCTGCGATCAGATCCTGGAAGACGACCTCGTCGAAGTTGACGGGCGACTGGTCCAGGAGCTGGATTGCGACGTCCTGCTGACCGGCGACGGTCCGCACCTTGGCCTCGATGAAGTTGTCGTCGAGGTCCTGCTCGGTGACGGCCGCGTTGTCGGCGGTCTGGACAGCAGTAGCGGTCCCCGCGGTGACCTTGGGGATGTTGATGCTGTCGGTGCCGGACGGCAGCGGCTGCGCGGTGACCAGGTTGGCGTAGGCGCGGCCAGCGCGCGCCAGGGGCACGTACTGGTTGACCAGCCAGGCCGGGGGCACGAAGTAGCCGCCGTTGTCGTCGGTGCGGTCCAGGTCGCGGTACTCGGAGTCGTTGGCGACGTCCTGGGCGTGACGCTGGAGCCGTTCCAGGCTCTTGCCGTTGTCGTCCATGTTCCGCTGGACCCGCATGAGGTCCTGGAGGTAGGACCGGCCGTTGCCCTTGGCGTAGGCGGCTGCTTCCTTGACCGACTCGACGCGGGACTGTGCGCGACGGACCTTGGCGGCCTCGTCGCTCAGCTTCCCGGACCGCTCGATTTCGTCGGACAGCTCCTGGATGCGCTCGTTGTAGCCCGCGATCTCGCCCTGCTTGGCCTTGATCTCGGCGGACTTGGCGCGGAATTCGACGTCTTCCTCAGGGGTGAGGTCCTGGCGGGCCTCTTCCTTGACGATGTCGGTGATGGCCGTGCGCTTCGCGAGCAGGGTTTCCAGCTCGGCCTCGGCCTTGGCGCGCAGCTCCATGAGCCGCTTGAGACGCTCCTCCATGGAGGTTCGTTCCTTTCGTGGATGCCCTTGTGGGCGTTTGGATTTGCAATGGGGCGGCCCGAGCGGGGCACCGGCGGCCCCGAGCGGGGGCAGGCCGTTCGACCCGGCGCACGAAAAAGGCCCCCGGGGGTGTCGGGGGCCTTGTGGTTGGTGCGTCGGGTGGAATTAGTGGGGCGCCTACCGGCGCCGGGTGTTACTGGTCGACGACTGCAAGCGCGTCACTGAGGGACAACACGGAGCCATCCTCAGACGCAAAGCCCTGGCGGGCCATGGCTTCTCGTAGCGACATGCCCTTGGGGGCGTCATCCTCGGACCGAGATTGCAGAACCTGGGCTGCGGCAGACGCAGCGTCTGCGGCGGCGCGGGCGGTGGTATGGGCCGCCTGTACCGCGGCAACCTTGTCGATGCTGCCGAGGGAGTTCAGGACAGCGCGTGCTCGGCGGAGAAGTTCCCCGTCGGATCGGATTTCAGCGAGCGCGCCGGGGTCGCAGTCGGCCAGGAACGCGAGGGCCTGGTCGACTGACTTGAGTTCGGCGCTGGTGGTGGGGTTGGCGCCGAAGTTGACCACGGACACATCTCCCTTGTGCAGCGAGACCTCAGTGATGGTGCGGAGGGCGTAGTTGTCCTCCGGGAATTCCTCGGTGCACTCCCACTTCTGGCCCTTCACGCGGAACGCGAAGGACATCTCGTCCATGTCCTTGCGGCGCATCTTCGGCTCCAGCCGTTGTACGTCGGGGTCGGACCGGTCGAGCTGGGCTGTGACCTTGAGGCCGTGCCGGTCGACGCTCAGCTGGAGGGTGTCGGACTTGGTGCGCGCAAGCGGCATGCCCTCGTGGTTGATCAGCAGGTGGAGGTCCGGCTTCTCACGGAGGGTGTTAGTGAAAGCGGCCCTGTCCAGCTGCTCGATCCAGCCGCCAGCGTCGGGGCCGCCGTACATCTCGTAGGGCTCGAACGTCGACGCGTACCCGGTGAGGGTGATGGTGTCGCTGTCCTCGCGGACTTCGAACGAGGATGTCCGGCGGTGCTCCCAGACGTCCTTGCGGTTGTCGCGGTCGGCGCGAATGGTGTTGGTGGTCATTGGTCCTCCTGTCCCGTGCCTTCTTCGTCCTCGTCGTCCTCGTCGGCCGGTTCTTCTTCGGGGGTCTCGTCGTCCTCGGGTTCTGGCTCTGCCTCGGACGTCCCGGGTGGGTCCGGGGGCGTCCAGCCCAGGGGCGCCATGTTGGTAGGTTGCAGCCGGATGTCGCCGCCCTCAACCGGTTCCATGTCCTCGCGTTCGCGGATGTCGTTGACGCTGTAGACACCGGCGTCGCGACCGGCCTTGTAGGACGTCCATAGGGACTTGATGTCGCCGCGGAGCAGGTCGTTGACGTCGAACTTCACGAAAACGCCGCGCGGAAGCAGTGCGGACAGTTGCTGCTCAATGCAGGTGAGCCAGGGGCGCAGGGTGTACCGGACGAAGCCGGTGGACTGCTGCTCGATGCCAGTACCCCATGAGGTCGTCTTCTCGGTGTCGCCGATCATGTGGGGCGGGATACGGAACAGCATGGCGATCTCACCGCGCTGGTACTTGCGCGTCTCCAGGAACTGGGACTCGTTGGGCGATATGGCGATTGGACGCCACTTCACCCCGCCAGACAGGATCGCGGGGCGGCGACGGCCGCCATGGCTGGCGATCCATTGCTGTTGCAGATTCTTGGTTGCGGTGGCGTCTAGGACGAGGTCTGTTTCAAGGACGGAGCTGGGGTTGGCTGAGTCGCGGAAGTAGTTGAGGCCGTATCGTTCTGCGGCAAGGGCGATGCCCACGGCTGCTGCTGCGCGTTGTACAGGGGACAGTCCGAGTGCCGCTCCGGCGATGGGGTAACGCTTAATGTGGAGGATGTCGGAGCGGTCGACCTTGCTGCCCTCAACGTAATAGTTGGGGTTGGGCCACCGGTCCTTGTCGGGCATCTCCACTGTGATGCAGTCGGGATGGACGGGCATGATGCCACGTGGCCGGTCGTCTGGTCCGCGAGATGTTATGTAGCCGTAGCCGTTTCCAGTTACAGCCAGCGCTTCAACCAGCATCCAGACCCAGTCGAAGATCGTGTTTTCGACGTAAGGCTGTTGGACGATGACGGGCTGGGGATCGAGGGCCACCTTGGTCTTGCCCTGACGCCGGTACGCGACAAGCGGCAGTGCGGCGATGGTGTCGGCGAGAAGCGTTACGCAGGCGGAGAAGGCGGCGACCTGCATCTCGCGGGTGCCCGTCGGCGTCATGGACCCGTACCCGTACATGCCGTTCATCGCGGCGTCCTCGGCCGGGGTGGGCACAAACGACGAGCTGGTGATGGCCCGCTCCTCCACCGCGGGCGCGCCGGTGAAGATGCGGGACAGGAAGCTCACTGCTCAGTCCGCCGCTCACGGCTAGGAGGCGGGTCTATCGCTAAACCTATTGCTACACAACCTATTCCGGTGACAATTAACCCTGCTGGGGGGTAAATTACCCACACGCCAGCGACAATCGCGAAGATTCCTAGCAGCTCAACGAGCGTTGCTACGGCAAACCTGATCACTCAAACTCCCCTCGTTCCCATCGCGCGATCTCCTCGTCGTCGGGCCATTCATGGATTACGGGTACCGGTTCTGGCTCTGGTATCCCCTTGGATTCGGCCCACGCCGCCGCGGCGCAGGCAACCAGCGGAGAGGCGTCGACCGGGCTTCCCTTGCGGTCGAATACCCATGCGTCGCCTAGTGATTTCGCTGCGGCGGATGCGGCGGCGGTGTCTAGTGCTGCCTGGGGCCGGTGCTTGATGCCGCGTTGCACGAGGCCGTCGTAGAAGTCGCCGCACGCCTTCGCGAGGTCCGGGCCGCCCCACTCCAGCACTGGGATTTCGGCCTTTTCCATGCCCTCGATCAGCCCGGAGGCTGGCGCACCGCGGACCTGTACAGCCACTGCGACGAACTTTCCGGCGCGTGTGGAGTCGGTGAACCACGGGATGATCCAGTCGGTTCCGCGTCCGGCCTTCACGACTTCGACGTGTAGAAGGCCGTCCGCGCGGCGCGCCGCGATGGCGATATATGCGCGGGAGCGTTGGAAGTTGACGTCTACGGCAGCCCACACAGGCGCCCCCTCAGCCCTGCGTGAGTCCGGGTCCATCGTTTCCGCCCAGTGCTCGGGCTCGATGATTCCGGGCAACAAGGTGTCGACCCATTGGCATAGGTGCTCGGTCTTGAATCCGGCGATGTCGCCGCGCTTCGCCTCGTACTTGGCGGCCAGTGACTCCTCGTCGTGGCCCGGCAGCCAGCCGAGGGCGGGGTTGGCCATGGGCCACACCGACCGGTTGCTCGGCTCGGCGTCGTCCGGTGCCGACCACTCGAATAGGCCGGTGCTGGTGCCGTCGGTGTCCCGCCGGTAGATGTCTTCTAGGCAGCCCTGCCGGACAGAACGAAGCACCATGGACCGCTTGTCACCGGCGTTGGATGCGCAGACAACTTGGCTGTTCGGCCGGGCCGTAGTGGTCGGGACGATGGCATCCCAGGCCAGCCAGTCGTGGTGCTCGCGCAGCTCGTCCAGCTGCGCCAGATCGACGGAGAAGGAACGGCCGCCCTTGCGGTTTGCGGCGACCGCGCGCCATGACCGGCGGCCAGTCAGCAGCATGCGGTGCTTGCCGTTCGTCTGTACGTGCTTGACGAATTCCCGCTTGAGGGCTGGGCATTCGTCGACGTTGATGACGACTTCGCCCAGCGTCGCCTCGGCGTACTCCAGGCCCTGCGCGGCGATCAGGACCGTTTTCGCCGCCGGTGGCTTCCCGACCATCGGGCGGCCGGTCTTGTTGAGGTACAGGCGCCAGAGGCCGAGGCCGCGCAGCCACTGGGTTTTGCCGTTCTGGCGGGCGATCAAAATGCAGACGGTGCGGAACCTGAATCCGGTTCCGTTGGCGCCCTTCTCCAGGGCGTGGATGTAAAGCCACTTCTGGTACGGCAGAAGCTCCCAGTTGACGACGTTCTCGAGAAAGTCGATGCAGCCAAAGCCCCACGAGGTAGCGGGGTTTAGGCCACACCCGCATTCGCAGGTCTCGGGTAGGTCGGGGTCGCAGTGATCAGCTAGGGGTGGCGTGAACAGCCTGGGGACCGTGTGTCCCCTAAGCGTTCTGTCGAGAACGCCACTCGTCGAGGTCACTCACGTTGTCACCGGTGGCATCGCCACTGCCCTCGGTGCTCTCGTCGTCTTCGGTGCCGTCGGGGTCCGGCGGGTCTCCGCCAACCCGGCTTCCGGCGGCGGGCTCAAGCCCGAATAGCCGGGCCTCCTGTTGAGCGACGCGGCGGCAGTGTTCAGCAGCTCGGGTGTCCCCGGCGACAGCCCGCGGGTAGTGGGCGGCCCACAACGCCTCCAGCCGCTCCAGGTAGACGTCGAAAGCCTTGTCGCGGAGCAGGTCGCGCCGCTCTGACTTCGCCATCTCGCGGCGTACCGCCTTGTGGCAGGCGGCCAGGGTGTTGTAGCCGCACGCCTCCTGGATGGCGCGGAATGACTTCCCCGCGATGAACAGCCGCACCGCCTTCATATCCCGCTCCAGGCGCTCGGCAGCGCGCATCAATCCTCACCGTCCTCGTCCAGCTCGGGTTCCGCGATCAAGGTGACTTCCTCCCCGCAACGGCGTGCAGCCCGTATCCGGTCGCCCTTCACCAACACCAAGATGTCCTGGTGCACCCGGCCCAGTGCGCGACCTTTGGAGAAGGGGCGCGCCGCGCGGGCGGCGTTGGACCCGATGGCGGTCAGGAGTACGGCGTCGTTGGCGAGCTTCATTCCGGTGGCCTCGGCCGCGCGGGAAACCAGGGATCGCATATCGCGTAGGTCCCCGCGCTTGTCGCGGGCTGACCCGACCACGAGTGCCGCGAACGAGTCGGGCCGCAGCACCCGGGCCACCTCGGCGATGGTCTCGATGAAGGCGGCGTCGAACTCGTCCGTGGACATGGCCGACAGGTCGGCCGGGTCCTTGGAGTACTGCTCCAGGTCGTAGTAGGGCGGGCAGCCGATCATCATGTCGAACGACTCGTCATCCAGGGTCTTGAGAACGTCGCGAGAGTCGCCCTGAATCCACTGCGGTGCCGTGACGGTCGTGGCCATCTGCGGGAGTCGCGGTTCCACCACCGCCCACTGTTCCCCGTTCACCGCCAGCTGGTCACCGGACAGGTCGATGCCGGTGTACCTGCGGCCGAGGGCGGCCGATACGACACCCCGGACCGAGCCGCCGGACCATGGGTCGATGACGTCGGCCTCCACCGGTGAGAACCACGACACCAGCAGCTCGGCGAGCACCGGGTCGAATACCGAGATGGCGCCGCCCTCGGCGTAGAACTTCAGCTCGTCGCCGTAGCGCTCCATGATCTCGGCGGTGGTCAACGTCCGGCCGATCTTCTTCTCAGCGGCGTTCTTGATCTCGTACCAGTTGGCGTAGATCGACTGAGGCGCCTTGAACGCCATGATGCCCGTTGCGGCACGGGCATCCGACCCACCTTCTGTATCGACCGAGCGGCCGGACGCCGAGGCGATTCCGAGCGCCTTCCACGCCTTAACCCGTTGCTTCCAGGCGCCCTGCTTGGCATCGAGCACCGTGAACGGTGGAACCCCGAACCGGGAGGCCAGCGTGCTCTTGGCATCGGACACCGCACCGTCTCCGTCCGGCACGGTCAGCTCGGACGCCAGCTCCTCCAGGTCGGCCGCCGTGTAACCGGTACCGTCCAGCTCGTCCAAGCCCTCCAGGAGCGCCAGCAGTTCGGCGGTGTCGTAGTCGCCCAGGTCGGACAAACGGTTGTCGGCCGCGACGATGGCCTTGGCCTGCTGCTCGGACACGTCCAGCAACGTGGCACTGATGGTGTCCCAGCCCAGCTTGCGGGCCGCCAGGAGGGTGTGGTTGCCCGCCAGCACCTCCATCGGGCGACCTGTCTTAGTGCCCGCATTGACGACAATCGGCCGGTACTGGCCATGACGGGACAGCGACTGGACGATGGCGTCGACCTGGCCCCGGCGCGGATTGCCGGCGAAAGTCCTCAAGTCGGTTACAGCAAACACTCGGACGACCAGGTCCTCGGGGGTCATGGCCATGTGGATTCCGTCAACTTTCGTCGGGGGGGGAGGACACAAGCCGGGCGGCATGGGCCTCGGCTGGGCGTTTGAAGTTTCGGAGGCCCCTTACCCCTCTGGTTGGCCCTGAGACGGCCGTTTGTGGGGTGTCGGGTGTCATCGGTCCTCTGTGGCACGGGGGCGTACAGGGCGTTTCAGCGTCACCACTGCTCTGAGGGCAAACCGATGTCGATGTGGGCGTCGTCGGTGCCGCGTTTGAGGTTGCAGTCGCGATGGGAGGGCCGGAGGTTGTTGATGTCCATGGCCAGCTCGGGGCGTTCCTTGACGGGTGCGGCGTGGTCGGCGTTGAAGACGTCGGGGTGGTAGGGGTCGGTGATGGTGTAGTCGATGGGGTGGTGGCAGATCCAGCAGGGTGCGCCGGTGGTGCCGTCGTCGTTGGTGTGGTGGGCGCAGGCTGTGCGGAAGTCGGCGACGAGCTTGCGGTAGGCGCGGGAGCGTGGGCGTCCGTCTGCATCCAGGCCCTGGACGTTGGCGGGGTCCACGGGTGTGGTGGGCGCTTCGTCGTGGGTCTCGTACCAGTGGCGTGCTGCCTGCTGGATGTTGTGGGGCCGCTGCTGCTGGGCGCGGGCGAGTACTACGTCCTTGCCGGGGTTGATGGTGACGACCTCTGCGCCCAGTGCCCGGTACTTGGTGAGCAGGGCCTCGCTGGGGGTGGAGTGGATGACGTACACGTCGGTGGTGGCGATCAGTAGGACGGCGGCGTCTATGGCTGCCTGCCGGGCTGCCTTCGTTACGGCCTTCACATGCTCGGGGTGGCTGTGGGGGTCACCGTGGGGCGGGGTGAGGACGCTGGCGATGGCGTCGTAGTCGATGGTGATGTCGCCGGGCTGGGCGTTGGCCTGTACCCACGTGGACTTGCCAGCGGCAGGCGGGCCAGTCACCACGTACAGCACTAGACCGCCACCAGGTGGCCGCACTCCAGGCAGCGGGGTGTGCCGCAGTAGCCGGTGATGCGGATGCGGTCGTCCGCGGCCAGGACCACGGCGCCGTGGGCGGGTGCGCCGGGTCCGGCCAGGGTGCCGTCCAGCCGGAACCACTCACTACCGCACTTGATGCAGCGGTGGTTAGAGGTGGCCACGGTGCGGTGGTCGTCCAGACGGATGACGGAACCGCTCGACTGGGTGACCTGCTCCTTCACTAGGAACGCCCAGGTTGCAGGAGCCGGAGTGCTCGACCGCGGCAATGCTTGTGTTTGGTGAGCATGCGCAGCAGTGGCCGCTTCCAGCGGGGCGCGGTCAGATAGCGGACCGTGTCGTGAGCGTCGGTGATGAGCGCGAGGGCACGGGCGAGTGGGTCCGGTGACCGGCGCGACGGGCAGGCGGATGGTTCTAAATCAGGTGTAAGTCCGTCAGTGACGTGGACCCCTGAATATTTCTTGCCACTCACGTGGTCGATGTACACAACGCCGTCGATCACGACGCCTACGCGCTGGCCGGTCATCAGTGGAGACCCACGGGTTTATGGCCGCGGACGTCGGCGTCACCGGGGCAGCTGGTGCACAGGGCGTCTGGGCCGCCGAGCCAGTCGGGTGCCGGGTGCTCGCACTTGCCGTCGGCGTGGGAGGGGTGTCCGCAGTAGCCGCATGGGGGGTTACTGGTGTCAGCCTCGGGTCGCTCCACGGTCGCTACAAACTCGCAGAACGTGTACTCGGCGAGTGGCCGGTCAAGGTTGGCGGCTGCGAGCGGTACACCGGTGTTCGGGTCCTTCGGCAGGGCGTCGACCGGTATTACGGCCGACGTGACCGCGACAACGGTGAGGCCGTCGGCCGCCGCGGTGGTCTCAATCGACTCGCGGGTGTGCCAGAGCACCTGGTCCATGTCCATGTCGGGAAGGACCGGGATGACGGCGCGGATGGTGCGCTGGTTGCTCACCAGAACGGCCGATCATCGGCGCGGGGCGCGTGATATATGCGGGCGGGCGGACCGTATAGCAGCTCCCGCGGTACCGGGACGTCGTCGAAGACGTACGTGTCGGCCCGGTAGTGCGCGCCGCTGCGGGTCCGGCCGATGGACAGGAACTGGACCCGGCCGCCGGAGCGGTGTCGGACGGACAGGTCGTTAGCACTGCGGCGGACCCGCTCCAGCACGTCGATGCCCGGTATGAGATGGATGTCGACGAGGTTGCGGTGGTGTTCCTGTGCCATGGGCCAGTCCGACGTCTCGTACAGCACGAACCGGCCGCGCCGAAGCTCACCGGCGACGAGGTCGAGCAGGATGTGCGTCTTGCCGTGCTGGCGGTCGCCGCTGACGGTGACCACGGTGACCTTCGGGCCAGCGACGGCGTCCTGGTGGACCTGCTCTGCGGTGGTCATGCGTGGTGGTCCTGGATGACGGGCTGGTGGGCGTTGGCGATCGGCTCCCGTGGGACCTCGCGGGCGATGGCTGCGTTGCCCCACATCAGGACTTCCTCCAGCTTGGTCAACGCGAGGGACTTCTCGCGGCCCGGCGGGAGGATCGAGTCGAGGTCGTGCGCCAGGTCCTTGCATTTCCCGCGGATGCTCTCGTGTCGGGTGACCTGGTCGACATCGGGTCGGTGGTAGTTGAACCGGTGGTCGATGTCGGCGTGACTGGCGGGGGTGCTGTGGAACATGGCTGGGTCTCCTTGGAGCCATAGGTTGCAGGTCATGGTCAGACCTGCCTCGTCGATCACTGCTCGCAGCAGCGGGTCGTGGAGGGCGGGTTGGGTCAGCACAGGTAGCACTTCTTCTTGGTGTGGTCGTGCTGGCGGCGGTGGCAACCGGGGCATGTGCCGCCGAGCTGCTGGCCGCAGTGCCTGCACACCTCTGGGGCGCGCGGTGCCGGTGCGGCGGGGGTGGGCAGTGTGAGGAGCAGGGTGTAGAAGGTCAGCGGCTGGGACGCCGGGTACGCCATGCCTGCGACGGTGGCCACGACGTCCGGGGTGAGGAGGTCGGGGTCGGTGGTGATCACCACGGGCTTGCAGCGGCGCCCCTGGCTGGACTGTCCCGGTGTGATGATCTGCCAGCCGGTCAGGTCCAGTAGTTCGGCCAGCCGCTCGCCGTCCTCACGGCTGCGTGCGACTACGACACCGGCGCGCATCAGACGGGCGCCGGGTGGTTCTGGAACCAGCCCTCGTACTGCTGCGGTGTGAGGAACGGGTACCGCTGCACCGTGGTGAGGTTGACCGTCCCACCGCCGGTGGTGGGGGCGACGATGGCGAAGTTTCGCCATGACCGGTCACCGCGGTTGAACACGATGTTGGAGAAGCTGATGTCGATGTACAGCGGCTGATCCCACGCCAGGAGCGGGGTGTTGGCGATGAGCTTGACGTTGACCGTGCCATCCAGCTGCTTCAACCGTCCCTCGTCGAGGCGGGCGGTGAAGGTGTCGAGCGCGAAGTCGGTGGGGCGTGGGTCGTACTCGGCGGCGCGGAACGCCCAGCCGGACGGCACCCGGTACCGGAACAGGATGGTGCCGGTGACGGGTCGGATGTCCGGCTCGTTGTCCGGGTCGGTCTGGCGGTCGGTGACACCTGCCCAGGTGTCGTAGCTGACCGTGAACGACTCTGGCAGAGCGCTCACTTGCCCTTGGCGCCCTTACCGGTGTCCGCCGCCGGGGTGTCGTCCTCGCCGCCGGTCGTCGTGTACGCCTCGCCGGTGTGCACGGTCTCCAGCACCTCAGGGTCCTGGATGGTGGCGTCGCTGAGGTGGGCGTCCGGCGCGATGACGACGGACTCTGGCGGCAGGTTGTCGAGGCTGATGACGCCGTCCATGACGGTGCCGGTCGGGATTGCGGGGTCGGCGCGATGCCCGGACTCGATGGCGGCCAGCGTTACCGTGCCTTCCGCGGTGGTGTCGATGGTGTATTCGTCGACGTCCTGCAAGTAGATGACGCGGTCGTTGAAGCGGATCTCAAGGCGTGCGGCCATCGGAGTCTCCTAGGTTGGGGAAGAGGTTCTTGAAGGGGATGGACGGGAGACCGCGTAGGCGTGAAAGTAGCTCTGTCACAATGGTTTTTGCGAGTTCGTCGAGCTTGTTGAGGCCAGTGCGGTCCAGGATTGCGCGGGTAACGGCGTCGGCGATCACGGGCAGCTTGTCGTCCAGCTCGCCGATTCGCGCGAATACGCGGTTCAGTACCCGGTCAATCAGCTTGTCCAGCAGGCGGTCGACGAATGTGGTCGAAGGACGCTGACCGGGCAGGATCGAAGAATCGTCCATTGCGTGTATCTCCCTGCGTAACAACATGTTTGGGGCGCACCGGGCCTAGTTACCCGTTCGGCCGTGACGCGATAGCTGCCCAGCTTGTTCCACGCGAGGGCAAATGGCGGCCCGGTGCACCAGCCTTGGGGCTTCCCGCCAGCGCGGCGCAGCGCGCCCTCACCCCCAAGGAGTTGGGGCGTCCTGGGCATCGGCGTACCACCCGCCCGACAGGCCGGGCGGCGATGTGGTGGCGTACCTGGTGACCCTGGCGCCGAGCACGCGGCGAACCTGGGGTCGCGCGCTTACCGGCAGTATCAGCGGTACCGGGTTGACGCGGCGCGGGGGCGGGAAGCGGATAAACGAAACGCCCCCGGGGTGAGGTCCGGGGGCGTTTAGGGCACAGCGGTGCCAACGACATATGTATAACACGTGATACGGGCGCAGGCCCGTATGCAGGTCAGACGGGAGTGTCGGTCAGCCGGTATATGGGAATCCCCGCCACAGCCGGGCGCACTGGCGGTTGATCTCAAGCTGGGTCTGTTCGGCGGCGCGGGCCGCCTTCCAGAGCACGTCGCCAAAGAACTGGATCACGTCGGCAGGGACAGGTGTTTCCCGGTAGGTGTGCAGCAGTTGATCGAGCGACGACGTCATGGCGTCGTGGCTGCTGACCCCGACTGAATCGGCTATGCGTTCAAGCTGATTGAACGCCTGGTATTCGGGGTCTCTGCGGACCTCGGCCTCAAGCTGGAGCACCTTCTCCGCGGCGTCGTGCAACTCGCCTGCATTCCATGTCAGCGCCATGTCGACATGGTGCCAGACTGTGTCCGAGACGTCTTCGGGCCACGAGGGACATCACTATGACCAGGGGCCTAGTCGTTAGACCTATTGTCATCGTCGGGGTCGGTGGGCTGCCCCGGCAGCTCACGTAATCGTTGATCTAGCTCCAACGCTTCCCGCTGGTTCCTGATCTCCTCGGCCATGATGCGGACGGCCCGTTCGCGCCTGGCTAGGTCGGCGTCCCGCTGCTCCTGTTCCAGTTGGAACTCGGCACGGTCGTTGGCAATCGTCTTCTCTCTGAGTGCTTCCTGCGCCAGCAGCTTGTCGGTGTGACCGTCGGTCAGATCGAACGACAACCGACTCAGCCTGTGCCCCATCCACATTGCGTAGCTGCCGAATACGGCGGACGCGCTGAAGACGGCAGGGTTGAGGCCAAGGACCAGGGTCGCGATACCACCGACAACGACGGCCGCTGCGCCGAGGAGAAAAAGAGCCGTCGAAAGGCCCCGGGTTAAACGTGAGTGGTGCGCTAGCTGCTTCGCAACCTCGTGGAACGCGCCCACGGAGATGGTGGCAGCGAGCCCGCCCCCGAAGGTTGCATACAGGAGTACCTGTAGCCATGACGGCATACCAAGCTCGGAGTTCCCGCCCTGGCCGTCTGCGAGTAGAACCGTGACGGTTTCCCACTCCGTGAACATCAGGCCCTATCGGATCGTGTTGACGGCGTCGTCGACCATGTCCGCCAGGTCAGGCTCGGGCGGTTCAACGGCGTCGACATTCACCCAGTCGTGTGGCGCGTAGACGAACCAGCGCGGCGTCCGTGGTGTTGGGTTCGGCGGCATCAGCGGGTTGTCAATCAGCTGCTGCTTCGTCCCCATGGGGTCGTGCACCAGCAAGGAGCCGTCCTCCAGGACGATCCATTGCGAGCCGACGCCGTACCGGTCGTATATCGGGTTGTCGGTGCGGTAAACGGTTATCCCGATGTATGCCTCAGCCATGGCCACAAACTACCTGCGGCGACGCTGCGCCGTTGTGTGGATGGCCAGCAGCGCGGCAGCCAGCCCTAGCGCGTCGCGGAGCGGTATGCGTGAGGGGAATCCGGAAAGGGCGAGGCGGCCGGTCTGTTCAATGAATACCTCGCCGTCTGCGCATGGCTGCTCGCTCAACGGCACCCTGACCGACCAGCCTCCGTACCCATCCGGGTCGATGTTGGGCAGCTGGACCAGCACGTAGCCTTCAGCGGCTAGGAGCGCTGGCAGTACCGAGGCAATGCGGTCCGCTACCTCATCAGTCGAGCGGACGTGTACGTGGGCCGCGGGGTCGACGATGAAGTTCGGCGTGACGGTGCGGCCCAGTAGGTCTGGGATGCCTGCAATGAGCCGGGTCAACACCGCGCGGGCGGACATGGCCCCGTTGTACTCGGGGCCACCGACATCACAACCAGCCGATGCAGATGCCGCAGTCCACGCACTCCCAGGCCGATGGCACCGCAATCAGGTCGCGGCGCATGCGGGTTTGGTGGCCATGCAGGCGATGCCACCACTGGAAACGGCGCACACCAAGCGCCGGTTGCTGGGTACGTACCGCGCGGATGGCTGCGGCGGCGACCTTGTCCATGTCCAGCTCGATGCTGTTCATGTCGATGATCGAGTGGACGCGGTCGACGTGCCCGAATCGTGCGGCCTGGCGCTCCAGCTCGTTCCAAATAGCGTCGCGCACCCTGGACACGTGCGCGTCAGCCATCGGACCTGTCCGCCTCGGGGTCGGGGGTGGCGTGCTGCGTGAACACCGGTGCGGTCGCGGCGTTGACGACGCACAGGGAGCCCAGCTCCGGTAGGTAGATGACCACGTTGCCGCTGGGTAGCTGGACTGGTAAGCCGGGGGCTAGAACGCGCACGGGGATGGAACCGAGGGCGATGTAGGACGTCACGGTCGTCGGCAGACCGGGGCTGGTGGCCTCGATAGCCTCCAGCTGCCGCCGGGTGATGTAGAGGGTGCCTTCGATGTACTGCGGGTGCTCGATCTGCGCTAACGGTGTGCAGTCGATCAGTGCTTGGATGTCCCGAGTCGTTGTCATGTGGTCGGCGCTTTCCGCTCGATCACCAGCGCGAAGTCGGCGGTGCCGGTCGCCCATTTGTAGGTCGGGCAGGGCCAGGAGTAGCAGCAATGTTTCGCCTTGCACGTGAACCTGGGTTGATGGTCGCCGAACAGCGAGATGGTCTTGTCGAAGCCGGGGAGGCTGTCCTCGGATGTGGCGTCGATCTGGGGAAGGTGCTCCAGAGCTAGGTTGACGATGCGGTGGTGCTCATCCTCGTAGCGCTGCTCCCACTCATCACGCTCTGTGCGCAGGCCGGTGATGGTGGCGCGGTATCGCGCCAGCAGGCGGCGTAGCCCGTTCTTGGTGAGGGGTGGTTTCCAGTCGGCGTCTACGACCATGGGTTGTCATACCTCCAGTTGTGCATGTCTTCGCCGGGGTGGTCGTGGTCACCCCGGCGGGTTATCTGCTGCCAGTCCAGCGGGATACGAAGCAGGGGCGGTCGCGCCATCAGAAGGTCGAGCGCCTTCAAACGTTGTGGCACAACACGTGTCGGTGGATACAACTCAATGTTGTCTGGGTCGGTCAGCACCACGTTGTAGGCGGACGGCCAGACATCTTGTGTGTAGCCGTCGCGCAGCTCGATAGTGAGGTAGAAGCCCCTACTAAAGCCCCTGCTGTCGAAGTCGACGTGTTGCACCACGTTGACCAAGCCGCGGTCCTCCGCAGTCCTGCTGCTACGGATATTGGGACCGAGGCGCCACCAGCAGTCGGCCGGGCCTGGCAGTCGACGCGGGATCACCGACTGCGGCGCGGGGGCGGGCAGGTTGTCGGTCACGGATGCCCCAGCCCTGCGAAACGTAGGCGCAGTTGAACGGCGCCGCCTTTGATGCGGAACCATGCGACAACCCCGTAGGTGGAGTGGGTGAACAACTCCACGTAGCTGTCCGCCAGGTTCGGAATCGAGGTATGGAGCAGGCGGACGCCAGGACGCGCACCGTACACGGCTTCGTACGGGACGATGTGCCTCAGATATTGGTCGCCGAACCGTATCCGAAGCCAGAGCATGTCTGTTGCATGGGCGTAGGACGACTCACACCTGATGTCGACTGTCCGGTGGTGGCTCGGAAGTAGCCGGTATTCCTCGGGCGTCTCAACTGCTCGGAACTCGGTGGGCACCGGTTCAGCGATGACCAGAATGAACTCTGATAGGAGCGGTTGGTCGTCGCTGGGAATGATGGGGTACGAGTGACGCTGCTCAGTCCAGGGCCGCGGCGTGGCAGGAATGGTCAGCTGGGCAAGGAGAGGCGCTGGTAGTTGCTCCGGGTCACTTCCCCGGATGCCGGTCGCGCCAGGGCAGGTGCCGCGCACGAGGCCGTGCCAGGGGCCGCCACACTGCGGGCAGGTGTCCTGGTTGATGTTGTGGTCGTAGCCCGACCGTTCCTGCTCCAGCTGCTCGTCGACGAGCGCGGCTATCGCGTCGACGACATCGGCCTCCGGGTTCTTCACCGGTGCGCTGCCTCCCAGGCGCGCAGCCGCGCCCACGCGGTCATCGAGTGGAGGTCGTGCGGGAAGTTGGGCTCGCCGTCGAAGATGTGCAGCGCGGTATAGCCGGGTGCGAAGTGGGTGAGGCCGGTCTGGCTGGACACACCGCTGCCGTAGGCGTCTCCCTCGATCTCCCACTCAACGACCGGGCCGCCGTCGGGCGCGACGATCACGATGCGCTCCGTGACCGTGGTGTCGGCGATGCGGTGGGCCAGCTGCATCAGCCGCCACGCCAGCCACCGACGGAGGCCCAACTCCCGGATCATTGGCCGTCCCTGATGAATCTGGCCAGCTTGGCGGCGTGGGCCGCTATGGCGTCGAGGGCGTCCGGAGTTTCCGGCGCCGCCGCGTCGTCGATGCTGTCGACCGCCTTCTTGAGGAGTTTGACTCCGCCCCGCACCTTCGACCGATAGATGGCTGTCGCGGCGCGGCGGTCGTCGGCCCTGTACATCCTGTGCGTGGTGCCGTCCCAGGTGCCGTAGCCGGATGAGCGGTAGTACTCGTCATCCCTTGGGATGTAGTCGTTGCGGCGGAACCGCATCAGCTCTGACCCGCCCGCTCCGACAACGACGATGTCGCGGGCCAGGATGCGGGTGACCGTGCCTGCACTGACTATGTCGCCGTGGTATCGGTTGGGTCGCACCTGCACTACGTTGGCGCCGACATGCATCCAGCACGGCAGCTCGTCAGCGCTCATGGTGTGACCACCGCGATTACGGGCTTGCCGGGCATCATGTCGGCCAACTCTGTCAACGGGTCTATGTGGGTGTGGGCGTCGGATGGCAGGGGCGTCACGGCTAGCTCGGTCCCGTAGGTCTCCTCCAGCCTGGCCAGGTACGCCATGTATGCGTCTGCGTCCGGCAGGTCGGGTACGTCAACGTCGGCCAATTGAGGGTGTTGCTCCAGCAGCGCTGGCTTGCATTCGCCTGCGGCGCGGGGCAATTGGTGGGTGAAGAGGTTGTCGCCGGTCATGTAGTTGAGGAGCGCGTAGATGTCGCCGATGTCGGCTACCAGGAACACGTCTGTGGTGACGGTCAGGATGGCGCCGAGGCCGAACATGCGCGGGACGGGCGTGATCATGGTCGTCTAGTCCTCTCCGGCAGTGTTGGGAGCCTTGATGTTTGGCCAGTAGATGACGGTGCGGCGGCCCATGCTGTCGGTGTAGGTGGGAAGCGACCAAATACGGTCTACGAGATCTGCGACGTCATCGTCAGTGTCTGCCAGGACGTAGGCCAGTTCGGCGGTGACCGCGGGAGTGAGGGCGGAGTCGTCGAGTACGACGGCCAGGCATTCCTTGCCGTACATGCCTCGCCCGCTGTAGTCCGTTCGTACAGTGGGCAATTCGCCGTCGCCCGCGTAGTTGTTGAGGCTGTCCTCAAAGGAGGTCAGCTGCTGGGCGGTCAGGGTCTCATTCATGATATAGACTGTATAGTGCGCTATACGGTGTGTCGAGGGTTAGTCGGCGCGGATAACCGCGACGATCACGGCGGTCACGCAGAGCACCGCGACGACAAGGACGACCGCGGCGGGCCATCCGTTCAGGCTCTGGAGTGGGGTGTTGAAATCCATTGCGGCGTCTGCCTTCCTCACCTGGTTACGTGCTGGGCTGTTGGGGTGCGGCCGTCGAGAATCTTCTGGATCAGTCCCGGGCTGCACGTCACCGCCGCGGCCAGCGTGGCGTAGGTCCACTTCTCTCGTTCGGTGGTCCACAGTTCACGAACTAGCCGGTCTCGTTCGTACCGGTGTTGTTCGCCGACGCGGGAGGCATCACGCTGCAACCGGTGATGCTCCCGCGCCTGCTGTGCCCTCGGGTCCACGCCTTCCTACAGTCCGGCCGAGAAGTCCGAGATCAGCTGCGGGACAGCCGAGTCGAAACCGGACACGTCCAGCTGGCCGGGGTCGGCGGGGTCGGCGATGGTGAAGCGGGTTGCCGTCATGCCGACAACGATCAGGCGGGCGTTGATGCCCGTCTTGTTGCGGTAGTCGCGGAGCGCCTGGTGTGGGTGGACGTCGCCGAACCAGGTTTCGTTGTCGGTGATGACCACGAACGTGTCGAACTCGCGCTTGGACTGCTGTGCCCACAGCATGGGGAGTGCGCAGTCGGTGGCGCCGAAGCTGAGTCCGGCGGTGTACCGGCACACGTCGTCGAGGCGGCGGCGCGGTGTGATGTCCAGCGGGGTGATGTGGTGCTGGGACCGGTAGCCGTAGCCCGAGCGCGCGGCCTGTCGTCCGTCGGTGAAGCCGACGACCTCGTGGTCGGGCTCGACGTTGGTGGTGACGAGTGCGAGTGCGGCTGCGGCCTCGCGGCATGTCAGCGGCATACCTGAGATAACGGCGCCCATGGAGCCGGACACGTCCAGCGCCAGCAGGGTGCGCTTGCCCGACGGCTCTACCACGCCGTAGGCGTTGTAGAACGCGGCGTCCAGGGCGTCCACGACCTTGCGTTCCGGCGTCCAGGTGGAGTCGCCGCGCGCCGAATGCCCGGACGCGTAGGTGCGCTGTGCGATCAGGACGTTGACCGGGTGGACGCGGCCCTTGCGTAGGCGGTCGGCGTCCTGGAGCTGAGCAACGACACGATCCAGATATTCACCATGCAGGACCCCATGCCGGGTCAGGCGAGGAAGTTGGCGCATCAATGCGGTCTGCGGCAGACCGTGCTCAATCAGCGCTTCCCACACAGCGGTGAAGTTGAGCGCGACGTCTGGCAACGCTTCCCAGGGAAGGCCGTTGCCACGTCGAATGATGCTCACCCATTCCTTGGGCTGGGTGGCGCGCTGGGCATCCTCGAAGTCCTCGATGATCGCCAGGGGGTGGTCAACCACAAGCTCGACGTTAGGCAGCTTGGGCCGGGAGGCATTGCGCTCCCCTGCCTTCAACTGCTCGGCAGTGAGGGGCTGGACCTTACCGATGTAGTCGTTCAGGCCCTTGCCGACTGCCCAGTTGAAGGCGAGGCGGCGGGCCGGGTCCGCCGTGGTGGGGCCGGACAGGCGTAGTAGGTCCCGGTGCATCCAGCCTTCGCGCTGTCGGTACTTGACCAGCTGGTAGGCGAGGCGGTCGACGGGCTTGTCGAGGTACCAGCCGCCGACGGCGCGCTGCATGGCGCGGCCCCACCCGCGGAACTGCTCCATGTACTTGACGAACGTGTAGAGCTGGGTGCCGGTGCGGGCGACCGTGGGCAGGGCTGCTGCTGCGGCGCGGCGGCCGTCGACGTCCTCTGCTGCGGCGGCGATGGCGAGGGCGAACAGGGCCGGGTTCTGCCGGGGTGCGCGTCCGTCCACAGACACCTCGACGATGTGCTGGACGAGGCGGACTGGGTCGGCCGCTGCTGCGCGGAGCACGACGGCCGCTGTTTCCTTGGTGAGGTCGGGGGCGGTGGTGTAGTAGGTGCCGCCGTCGGTGCCGAGGGTGAGGAAGCGGTGCAGCAGGGCCTCGTCGTCGATGGTGAAGGTGTAGCCACCGGCGGAGTTCTTCACCTGCCGGGGGTCCGCCTGCTGCGACTGCGGCGTCTTACGGGTTCCGATAGTGGTGAGAACGTCCACCGTGCATCTCCTTGTTAGAGGGTGCGGGCGGCGCGAACGTGTGAAGGGCGGCCGGGGTTCGTCATCCTTGCGAGGGGTGGGGTAACCGACTGCGATCCTGCTCGTGCCACCCGCGAGGGCTATTGGGCGGGTGATGTGAACGTGTTTGTGCTGACCGGGATTTCGCTTTTACACCCGCACTGGGTGCGGGCGACAGGGATTGAACCTGCATTAACCAATTGAGTGATAACCGACCGAGCGTCCTGTTCACATCGGGTTGTCTGTAGTGCGTGCGCGTAGGTGGTGTGGGCGTGTGGGGTGCTGACCGGCGTATGTGGACAATTGCCTCTACCAATTGGGCTACACCCCGCGGGCGAGGTGGTGGGGCTCGAACCCACACCTGACTGTTTTGGTAACCGACCTGCGTCCTGTCCACACCGCCTGCGCGCGTGCGTCTGCTGGCGTTTGAGGCGGTGTGAGCGTGTGGGTGTCTGCCGGGGTTAAGCGCTCTAGGCCACTGAGCTACAACCACTTTCGTGGTCGACGGGATTCGAACCCGCGTCTCTCTCGTGAAAGGAGTTAACCGACTGACGTCCTGTTCACACCGTGCTGCGTCTATGGAGTTGTGTCAGGGGGCCGCGACCGTGTGTGTGCCGACCGGTGTTTTAGGCGCTCTGCCAGGCTGAGCTACCCCGGACATGTGATGCCGGGGGCAGGATTTGAACCTGCGACCTCCCGCTCCGAATGCGATAACCGACCATGCGTCCTGGTCGCACCCTGATGCGTATATGGAGTTGTGTTGGGTGATGGGGCGAACGTGTGTGTGCTGACCGGGGTTTAGCGCTCTGCCAACTGAGCTACAGCCGGGGGCTGGCTGGCGGGACTCGAACCCGCGACCTCTCCATTACAAGTGGTAACCGACCTGCGTCCTGCTCGCACCATCTGGTGTCTATGTAGTTGTGGTCTGGGGGACGACGTGAACGTGGTTGGCGCTGGGCGGGTTTGGCTCCATTTCCCCGCTTGGCTCGGGGCGTTCTAACTTGAACTACGGGGGCGTACCCCGAGATAACCGACCTGCATTCTGTTCACGTCGTCCGTTGTTTTGTTGTCTGAAAACGAAGCTATACCGCGGTATAGCGGTGCTGCAACAGGATTGAGGCTTGTCTGTATAGCCGCTCGGTAGCCGCGACCATCACCGTCCGGCGCCAGCTCCTCCGCTCGCCGAGGAACCACCGCTACTAGCAGACCCGCTACCAGCGCTGTTACCTCCAGTTTCGCCCGCGCCAGGACCTGCCGGAGCTGTAGATGAACGGTGCTGGCCCTCAGGGCATTCCGGGTCCTCCGGGGGTTTGTATCCGCCGCCACCCGCTGGCGTGAAGGGTGCCGGTCGGGCGCCCAGGCAGGTCTTAGCGTCTGTCGCGGCATACAGGCAACGGTCGGGGAACGCGGAGGCGGTCGCAGTTGGGAGCACCGTTAGGGCCGCGATGGCGGCACCGATGACGGCAATACGTTTTACATAAAGGTTTTTCATGACTCGGAACGTATACAGAACTATACATAGAAGCAAGGTCGTTAAGGCTTGTCCTTTCGTATAGTGCGCTATACATTCTGAGTCATGGCAAGAGTGATACTCACAGCGAAAGCGCGGATGCGCGCCAACAAGCGCCGCGTCACGTCGGCACTCCGCAACGCAGGTATGCCGCTCCTCGTCGACAACCGCGACGGCATCTGGCGCCTCTACTTCATCGGCACCGACGACACCGGTGTCGAGCTGGAGCTGATCCTGGTCCCACACGCCACCCAGGACTGGACCTGGGTATGTATCCACGCCATGCCCACCAAGTACCGGAAAGGAGGGGCACAATGACCCTCATGAGCAGTCACAGCGAAGCCGACCTCAAGCGCCTCACCTTCGGCGATGACCTGGTCGTCGACGACATCGACCTCGACAAGGAAGAGTTCCTTGTCGGCGACGGAGTCCGGCTGACCAACGAAGCGGCCGACAAGCTCGCAGCCGAAACCCTAGCCGAGGTCGAACGGCGAAACATCCAGGCAGAGAAAGGCTAGCCAGATGGACGCGGTATACGTAGTAGATACAGGCAGCGAAGAGATCTACGTTATCGCTGACCACGAATGCGCCGCGGCCGAGAAAGCGGCGGCGATGGTCGGTCACGAGGTCAACTACGCCGAGCACTATTCGGACGATCTAGACGATATGCCCGGGACGGACTAACCAGGGGTGCTTCGGACTGCCATCACTCGGCTGTACCAGCGTGCCTCTTCCTCGGGTGTGGTCGGCGCTGGCGGGTCGTTGTTCCGCATGTAGCGTTCCCACGCGGAACGGCGGCGGGTCTCGGCGTGGTGTTTCTCAGCGGCCTTGCGGGCGGCGCGTAGGTCGTTGCCGCAGTAGAGGTCCCGGGATGACGGAATAGCGTCCCAGTCGCGCGAGCCGGGCACGTATTCAGTGATCCAGCAGCGTTTAACGACCTCGGTGGTGGTGTTGGTTGACGGGTCCCAGAGGCGGTACTCCGTTGTCCGCGGCAACAGGGTGTACGTCCCGCCGATGTCGTCGCGGTGGTGGGCGACCCACAACCAGCGGACCTTGTGCCAACGATCCTCGATGCGTTTCCATGCCAGGGTCACGTCAACGAAGGCGATGCCGGTCATGATGTTCCGCCATTCTGGGGTGCGGCGATTGCCGCTGCGGTCATGCTCTTGACCTCTGCCATGTACCGCTCAAACCGCAGGCGCTGGGCTTTCTCGTAGGGGCGTTCTACACGTTGGGTTGGCCAGTCGGGCTCCATAATGCGGCGTTGGGCCTCGTCCTCGGCGGCGTCCATCACGCCGGTGATCCACCTGCCGTCGTTGATCAGTGGCCGGGCGTCGGCGGGCAGCGTCTCCACTGTCTCGCGGCCGTTCGTGGAGGGTACGCATTTGTAGAAGCCACCCCAGTTGTCGAGCTGCCAGAAGATCTGGCCGGACGGGGTTGCCCATAGTTCCCAGATCATGCGCTGGTGCCTCCCTGTCGGCGGACGCGTTGGCGGGTGAGGTAGGCCAGGACGTCGGCGACGTTGTATTCCGGTTTGCCTTCCTGCCCGGTACGCTCGGTTATGCCGTCGCCCAGTCCCTTTCGTCGCCGGTACGCCCAGTTGCGGACCTGATGCTCGGTGAGTTGGACGATGTGGGCGAGGTGGATGACGAGGTCGGCGGCCGACAACCACGCCTCCTGGTCGATGGGGGCGACGGATGGCACCGACCAGTAGACGCCGAGGTCTTGCCAGTACCTGTCGCGTTCGATGAGGGCCTGCATGGGGTCGGTGATGCGTCCGGCGGCGACATCTTCAAGGAGCTGGCGATAGGACAGGGCGACGCGTTTCGCCTTGTCCTCGCGGCTGTCGCCGGTCCACTTCCAAACCTTCTGATCAGTCATAGTCGTGCCCTATCGCTGGGCTGCGGCACACGTTGGTATGTCCCGTCTCTGGATTCCATGGAAGCAGGTGCGGGGTACGCGGTTTCATGCCTCGCGGCTCCGTCCCCCGAAGGTCAACAGGATGCCAACCATGGCGAGCCAGTCGTGCGCGGTGTTGCCGCCGTTGATGCGGTTGAGCATTTCGTCAGCCAGCATCAGCGACACGCGGCGCCGGGCTGGGTACGTGATCCAGCGTTCGGGCGGGAACTGCGGAACCTCGGTGACGGTGTCGGGGCATACCAGCGCGGTGTCGACGGTGTACTTGGTTGGCGCGGACAGCATGTCCAGCCAGTCGGAGAAGTCCGGCATAGCGGGGATGCTGGCGGCGACTGCCTCGGCGTACCGGCGGTAGACCCGTGTCTCCATAACGTGCAGGTCCTCCACCGCGGCGCCGGTCACGTGGTCTGCCCCGCGCTGACGACCTTGTGCCGGGTGATGCTGCGGTAGTCCCACGACCCCGGCTCCAGCCCTGAATACCACGCCTGGGCGGTGCTCTCGTCGCCGAACACCACTTGCAGCCGGGAGCCTCCCTGGAGGGCGGGGCCGTCGCCCTGGTACCCCAGCCAGACCTCCTGCGTGGTGCCCTGGTTAGCGGCGAACCGGAGGAAGGCGGTGTAGCAGGCGGCGCACCACCAGTACTTCTCACCCTTGGCGCCTGCGTGGGCGCCGCGCTCATAGTCCCGGGAGCTGGTGGACTCGGACCCGCACCGGTCGCATTTGTAGATCGTGCTGACGACCGTCTGCACGCCCATCAGTTACCGCCCGCCGGGGTGGTCTGCCGCTGCTCGGGTGTCTGGTGCGGTACCAGCCCGTCGTTGAGTATCGCGGTCACCTTGTCGACGACCAGTCGTCCGGCGCCCGCCTCGTCCAGCAGCGGCTCGTCGGCGACACGCTGGACCATGTCGTTGATGCCGTCGAGGCGCCAGTATGCCTCGGCTAGTAGGTGTTTGAGTTGGTCGAGTAGTTGCATGTTTTTCTCCCGTTCTTCGAGTTCGCGCATGAGGTCGATGACGCCGCGCTGGAGCCAGGGGTATTCCCGTTCGCCATATGTTCGGCCGCAGGTGGTGCAGTCGTATTGGGAGGTGCCGTCCCAGCGGCCGACGGTGTAGGCGCCGCACTGCTGGCCGTCCCGTTTGACTGCGGGGCAGGGCATGGCGGAGTGGTGGCGTAGTCGGGGTAGTCCGAGGGCCTGGTAGACGTTGCGGGACAGCTCGATTAGTTGGAGGGCGATGTCGACGCCGTCGCGGTCTACGAGGTGGCGGGGTTGTCCGTGCTGGGGATGCCAGCCCTCGTCGCCGTCGGGTACTCGGCCCCAGACGAGCATGGGTTGGGCGGGTTGAGCCAGGAGTACGTCCAGGTTTTCGCCGACGACGGCGACGGAACGGGCGACTACCTGACGTTGGTGGACGGTGAAGCCCTGGCGGCCGTGGCGCTGCCTGCCGGTCAGGTTCATCGCGTGTTCAACCATTTCCGCTGCGCGGTCGGCGGTCTCGACGATGTCGCGTTGGAGAGCGTCGCGTTGGGTGTTGAGGTTGATGGCTGCGGTAGAGGTCATGGTGACGCGTGCTCGGTCGACGTACACGCGTTCGCCGATGCCTTCGTGGAGCCGGTCCCAGTCCCGGGGTAGGCCGTTGACGGCGTACCGCAGGCGGGTTAGGCAGCCGCCGCAGATCACACCGTCGGCAATGAGTTGGCCGGAGGGTGCGTCATCTTCGTCGACGACGGTTGACCAGTCGTGGTTTACGCATCGGTGTCCGAACGCGCAGCGGTGCGGATCACGTTGCGTCACAGGGTTACTCATGCTCACTGCGCCTCGCCCTGTTCCCATGAGTTGCGGCATGTGATGCAGGTGCGGAGGACGTACCTGCGGTGCGGGAACTCGGCGGTTAGCGGGCTGTCCCACCACGTCTCGTACTCGGGTATCTCGACCTGGTGTGCTGCCTGGGTGTCGCATTGGGGGCAGGTGTCGAAGGCGTGGAATTGCAGGTCGATTCGGTATGGGTGGGTCTTGCGTGCGAACCAGTGGCCGTCGTTGTCGCGGGCTTTCGGCGGCCATACGGCGATCTCCACTATGGTGCCGGTGACGTTGAAGGGCAGGTCCAGGATGTCGCCGGGGTGCAGGGTGTCGGTCAGCCTGGCGCGAACGAAATCGTCGTGTGCGAGATTCAGGCGGAAGGGTACTGGCCACTTCTTACCGTTGCGGTGCAACGCAACTGGGGTTGTCGGATCGTCCAGGCGAACGGTCTGATAGGTCACTGCTGCCTCCAAGTCTGTCCACACTCCGTGCACTCCCGGGTGACAGAGCCGGTGTCCTGTGTGCATGGCTGGATGTAGTGGGTGTTGATGAATCCGCAACGGGGGCAGGCGCATTGTGCGGCGAACTCAGATATTCGGTAGGTGTCGGGTCGTGTCGGTTTGGCTATCTCGGGTGCGCCTAGGACCTTGTAGCCCTGGCCGAGCCAGAGGTATGCGACCTCGCTAGTGCGGTCCCACCACCACTTGCCGATGTGGTCGGTGGCCGCGTTGACCATGCTGGGCAACTCGTCGTAGGAGTCGACCTCGCCGAACATGTACAGCGGCTGGCCTGGACCGGAGCGGGCAAGTAGTGCACGCCGTAGCGGGTTCGGTTCGACTCCGACCCAGCGCTCACCACCGACGTTCACGTTGCCGACGATGGTGTGGGCGGCGATGCTACCGCGGCTGGCCTGCACCGTGATGGTCCCGCCAGCCTGGATAGCGACGGAATTGTCGCCGGAGATCTGGATCTGGTTGCCGCGTCGGCGATGCCCGAGCGTCAACAGGTACGCGGTGAATCCGCCACTAGCCGCAAGAAATAGCGCCAGGGCCTCAAGAATCACGCTCACGACTCCAACCCCCGCGGCCGGTTGTTGATGCGTGCTAGCTCCATGCCCTGTCGCTCCAGTTCCTCCCGCTCAGCCGCGCGTAGGTACGCACTCTGCAACTGGAGGATGACGTGCCGTATGGCGTCTTGCTGGGTGTCGACGCAGGCGATGGGGTGTTGCTCCCAGGGCCGCCATATGCACCATTGCGGCGATGCGGTCAGGACGTCGTCGGGCAGTGCGGACCAGTCCCGGCGCTGCCAGGGTGTCTGTTCGCCGTTCTGCGCTTTGCGTATGCGCCAACGCTTTAGCTGCTCCGGGGTCCACTCACGGTGCATTGAAAACCTCCTCGTATTTGCGTACATCGCGGACGATGTGCGATGGCTTGACGACCGGTGCCTGGCACGTAGAGCACATGGGTATGACGCCAGCACGGGTAGCGGCGACGGTGCGTTCGCGTACCTCCCACATGGCCGCCATCCACAGCGCCCGTGCGCAATTCGTGCACAACAGGAACACCTCGTTGCCGAACTCGTCGGCCTCCTCGCCGTCGCAGTTGTCCAGGACATGCACCGAGACGACCGCGGTGACCGGCCGCCTGCACGTGCGTTGCGGGTGCTGGCAGGTGGGGCGACGACCGACAAACTGGTCGTTGAGCCCGACCAGCTGGGTATCTACTAGGGCTGCGATCTGCTGTTCGGTGAGGCGGTCTCCGGTCATCACAGGCAGCCCCCGGCGTGCACGGTCCAGCATGTCGCGCTGGCGGTCATCCTGCTGCCCTCTGCGCGTCGGTGGGGTGTGGGACGAGCTGTAGGGGTTTACGGCACGTGCAGGGCAGGACGCCGGAACCGTCGTCGGCCTCGATCCAGCCGCCGCCCTGACAGCGGGTGCACGCCTCGCGTCGGGCCAGGGCTGCTGCCCGGTCTGACTTCTGACGTTCAGCTGCCTCCTGGGCGGCTGCCTCGGATGCCAGTCGGGCTGTCATGCAGTCGCGGCAGTTTGGGGGGTGTGGGTCGTTGATGTGCTTAGGGCAGCGGGTGGGCGCCTCCCCAACGTAACCACCTACCCAAGGTGACCCCTTCCCCCTCCCCTTCCCCTTCCCCCTAGTGATCCCGATGCCATCGGAATGGCATTCCAATGGCACATCGGTTTGCGATGGGTTTTCGATGCCATTGGGGTCGGTTTCAGATGGCATCGAAATGCCGTCGAGGTCACTGTCTGGGGACGTTGGGTCGTCGTCCGGCCTAGGGTCTGTCGGGGTGCCGTCTGGGCCGGGGCCAGACGGGTCGATCTGGTTGGCGACCGTCACCGCATCGGCACGGCGGGTGCGCCGCAACTCGGCCGCCAGTACCGCACGCAGGCTAGGTGATTCGACGGCCTGGGCGCATTTCAGAGCGTTAGCGAACAGGTACTTGTGCTTAAGCACGCCGTCGTTGCGAATATACGAGCGGACCAGCAGTTCCTCGGTGTCCTCGTCGTAGGCCACATAGAGGTGCTCGGCGAGTTCGTTTGTAGCGCGGCGTACATCGGCGACGCTGGTCTGCTCGCAGCCCTTCGCCCACTTGCTTAGTTGCAGCGGCAGGACACCGGCATTGTTCACATTCGGCTGCGACAACAGAAGCATGTACATGCGCTGTGCCTCCACGGAACGCTGCTGAAAGTCTTTGTCCCGCCAAATGATTGTAAGAATCCGACCATGGTCGCGCGGCACAGCTATATCTCCTTCTCGTTGGCTAGTTCTAGTAGGACGTCCGCGTGGCAGGGGGCGTCGAGTCGGCACCAGCAGCAAAGGTCGTGGCCTCGGAGAAGGGGCACCAGATCCTCCACGCGCTTCATGGAGCTGAGGAGCCAGCGGCGGTACAGGCGCACTGCGTAGACTGCTGCCCACTCGTGTGTCCCGGTGCCCTGGAAGAACTTTCCGGGTCCTTCGACGGTCCAGACACGTTCGCGACGGCGGCTGAAAAGGCCGGGCTCCGTCCCGGTGCACACGACCTTGAACGGGTTGCCCCATCGCGATGGCCGGGCAACTACTATCGCCCCTTCCGGTTTCCGCCACCCTGCGCTACGCCGCAACTGAATACGTTGGGGCATGCTCACCAGCCGGTCACTGGGTCACGGCCCATTCCACGGGGTGGACGGTCCAGCTGAAACCTGGCAGCTCCTTGCCGCTGTCTACCTCCAGTGGCGCGTCACTGGGGGGTTGAATCACTAACCAGGTCAACCGCTTCCCGGTGGCCGAGTAGTAGCGGCGGGCCAGGCGACCGTCCGTGTGGACGGCCACGCTGCCCTCGGCGTAGCCCAGGCGCTTGACGTTGAGGGCGCGGAGCAACCCGACCACTAGCTGTTTGGCGATGTTGTAATCCAGCTTCTGCGGGAAGCTGGGTATCTCCCTCTGTAGCCAAACGATCATGGCAGCCAGCTCGGTGTCGCTAACGGTCACACGGCCGTCCAGATATTCAAGTGGAGCCTCCGGCGAGGCTGGGGTCTGCGCCGGTGTGTCGTTGTCCAGTGTCGCGTTGAGGTTCACGCTGTCTCCTTGTTGTGGGTTGCGTTGCCGGACATGGGCGCCCAGCTGAGCAGCCCGTTGTGGTTGCTGCGGTAGTTGTCGACGGCCGCCTGTGCCTTATCTCGGCTGTAGTCCATGGACATCCACCACTCGACGTCGTGCCAGACGTCCCGTAGCGCCCTCATCTGCTCGGACTCCCACGCGGTCAACGCCTCGTTAATGCGGGCGATGAGTGCGCGGGTGTCCCGTGCGGCGCGAGTTCCCGGAAAGGACGAGTCCAGGGCGTCGGCCATGTCGTTGAGGGTGGACATGTGGCACATGACTTCGTCTAGGGCGTCCGAGTACAGGTAGTTGAAGCTGCCGCCGCTCACCACTCGGCTCCCAGCTGCTCTATGCCGTCAGCCAGCACGTCGATGTTCACGGGCGCCATCTGCCATGCGTCTACGCCCACGTGGAGCTGCCGTTGGTGCACATGTGGGAGGAAGCTGGCGCGGGAATGGGTGTGCCCGTGTAGAAGCCACTCGCCCTCGTCGCGGAGCCGGTACTGGTTGTAGCGCTGCTCCGTGGTGTGGTCGCCGCGGTAGGGCAGGTGCGACAGCAACGCGGTGTGTCCGCCCACGCGGCGACGGGCGAACGGCTGCACCGACTGGAACACCTCCAGGTAGTGCGCCTGCCACTTGTGGGCGTCCCGATACATGGGGTGGACGCGGTCGTGGTTCCCGGAAACCAGGTGCTTCTCGCCGGGCCTTTGCTCGATCCATTTCAGCGCGTTCCTTTGTGCTCCAGATGATCCGGCGCTGAGGTCGCCCAGCACCCACACCTGGTCGTGCGGCTGAACGACTGCGTCCCAATTCTCGGCGAGGGTCCGGTCGTGCCACCGGATGCAGTGCTCACTACGTTCTGTAGGGGCCAGCGGGACCGCGATGTTGGCGCGGTTGGCGCGTTCCTCCGCGACCAGGGCATGCCCGATGTGTAGGTCGGAGGTGAACCAGACGGTCGTCATCAGAAGCACTCCCCTGCGTGGATTGTGTGGCAGTCCGGGCACTTTCGCTCCTGCCGCCCGGGCTGTGCCGGATCGACCGCGTCAGGGCATTGGTCATGGACGATGTGATCGTGCATGTAGGTCGCCAAGTCACCCGGCTCGATCTGCTCACCGCAGTTACGGCACTGCCCGCGGTATTTAGCCTGAAACGCCATCACGCCAACACCTGGGGGTAGCCGTCGAAGGTCCGGCCGTCGTGGTACAGCTCGCGGCCCGCCGCCTTCTTCCCGACGCGGTACATGGAGGTCGGGTGGTGGTGTGGGAAGTCGGCGCGTATCGCCTCACCACGGCGCGGGCCGTCAGGCCAGTCCAGATCACCCGCGTTGTAGGTGTTTCCGTCGTCGGTCATCGCGATACCGTTCGAGAAGTCGAAACGGCCCTTCTTCAACGGCGCCATGGGTGTCCAATCGCCCCATTGCTTGAACAGGAACGGGACACCGGCTGCCACACACTGGCGGTGCAGGCTCTCCGCCCACCACGGATGCATCGGCCGCGCGCCCGACCCGGACTCGCCGCCGACGATCACCCAGTCCAGACGCCCGATCCAGAACACCGAGTCTTTCCCGATCGGGTCGGCATGTAGGTCGATCGGCCCGAGAAGCGGCTCGGCACTGATGAACCGCACGGCGGCCGGGGTGTCCAGCAGCGCCGGGATGCGGAGGTCGGCGCGCTTCTGATCTTCTGCGCTCACTCCCAACCAGACGTTGGGCAGGTAGTGCTGATCTAGCGAAACACCGGCCTGGGGCAACCAAACATCGCGGTCGAGCCCCGCCACGCCAACCCGCGCCCAGAAGGCATGACTACTCAGGAGCGACCGCATGCGGTCGTGGCGTTTGGTGAGCACCTGGAAGGTGTGGTGCGGGGCGAGCGCCATGACGGCGAACACCTTCGCGATGTACTCGTCGGGCACATCAGAGTGGAAAAGGTCGGCTTGTGAGCAGACGAAGATCTTCTTCCCGTCACGCTTTCGGAGTGGCCAGTCCAGACGGTTCGGGTGGAGTTGTACCGCCAGACTCGACCCGATGCCTTCACCGTCAAACTTTCGGCCTGCGATACGAATTGGTGTCGATCGTTCGATGTAGCAGTTCAGGCATCCATCACTGACACGGGTGCAACCGGTCACTGGTGACCAAGTGGCATCAGTCCATTCGATGCCTGTTTTGTCCCCCATCAGAACGCCGCCTCTGCTGCCGCGGTGCGCAGTTTGTTGAGCATTCGCCAGTTCCACCGGGCGTCGGAAAGAGCGTCGTGGGCGGTACCAGGTTTCGGTACAGTGCTGCCGCTGATACTGAGGCGGTCCATCTCCTGCTTGAGGTCCAGGGTGTACATGGGCATGAACCGAGGGTGGTGAATCATCCGACCCCATAGCTGGCACAGGGCCACGTGGTCGTAGGCGCCGTAGTAAGCCCAGAGCACCGGTAGCTCGTGGTCGGCGACAGCCTCGTTTCGGTCTGCGAGGTCACCGATGATGAACTGGCGAACCTCGTTGGCAATTACCCACTTTGGCTTTACCAGCGGGGAGCGCATGTCTATTCCTCCCCACGACCAACCGGTAGCGCTGAATCCTTGACGCTTCTTCACCTCCCCGGTTGGGTGGGTGGGCAAGTGGCGTACGACGTTGTCCATGAGCCAGTCGTCCTTGCGGATACGGTCCCAATCGGCCTCGCTGTTGACGGCGTAGTATTCGCGGCCGTCCTCGCACACGATTCCGATTGAGATCAGGTCTATGGTGCGGCCGTCTTCCAGGAACTCTGTGTCGTAGCAGTAGATGGTCATTGCTCGCTCGTTTCTGCGGGGTTGTCCGCCCACGGCTGGTAGTGCTCGGGGCAGCGAAGGCCGCCCTGGCCGTCAAGGTCTATGGCGATCATCGCGGTCTGCCCACAGTGGGTTATGCCGCATACGCCTAGATCGGTGTCGTTGACGGTGAAAGTGATTCCGCCGCTGGTGGTGTAGATGCCGGTGCGGATGTGGACTGTCTGGCTCACCGTTATTCCCCTTGGTCCGGTCGTACTTCGACGGATGGGGTGACGTCGTGGCCAGTGCCCTTGTGGTGGCCGTCGGCCCATAGGTCACGGTCGTCCTCGGCGCCAAACGGGAGCTTCATATCGACGCACTCCTGGCAGGTGGCGAGGTAGTACACCGCGGGGCGGCCGGGGAATACCGTTGGAAGGTTGACCTTTACGGCAATAGCGGAGGCTAGGCGCTCCCCGTCAGCGTCCAGAGGCAGGGCCATGTACCCCGCTCCATTGTCGCGCAGGGTCGCCTCCATGACGTACTGCTCGCTGACGTAAGTGCGGTGACCTTGCAGCGAGTTGTGGCGGACGGCAAATGCTTCCGCGTGAACCTTGCCTTCATCGGTGCCTGGGAATGCCCAGGTTTGGCCGTCGCTGTCACCGGGTCCGGGTGGGCATACGGTGCACACGACGGCCCATTGCCGTTGTGTATCAATGATCTTCATCGGTTTACGTCGCCGTCTACGTCGCTGTGCACGTGCTCGATGGCCTTGTTGGGGTCTGCGGTGCGCCAGTCGGGCCACGTGCGTTGCTCGTTCCTGGTCTGCTTCGCAAGGATCGCGTCGATGATCTGTTGCGGTTCCCAGCCCGCGCGCCAGGCTCCGTCGAAGGCCAGGATGATGACGTCTACCCATTCGGAGATGTCGTCAGGGGCGTCCCGTATCTCGTTCAGCTCTTTGCCGATGTGGTCCAAGACTCCGTTGGTTCGGGCACCCGGGCCGAAGGTTGCGAGGCTGAATGCACGCTGTCGCGCCAGGTGTGCTGCGTCTATTACGCGGGTGGGTGACGTGCCCGGTCGCTGCTGTTCGTCCACCGTTGTGGGCGATGATGCGTTGGATTCAAGGCCGCAGGTCAAGGCCGTGTCAGCGCGGTCGACTAGAAGGCAGTCACGCCGGCCAACCAGCACCGTAGAGTGATCCTCAGACCGTGCCGAATGTTGCATCAGATGCAATTCCGCGCATTTGTACTGCCCCCACAACATCAGGGAGACGAACCACCAGGGGTGGTCGTGCAGGGCGCGGTCGTCGTCGTCACGCAGGAACTTGTGTAGGTAGATGTTGAGCCACCGGTTGCGCGGGATTACGTACCAGCGCAATAGGTACGGCGCCTCGCCTTCGGCGCCGATGGGTTGATGCGGTTCCAGGCGCAACCACTTGCGCAGCAAGTGGTGGTTGTTGGGGCCGGTGGCGGTCATCGCTTCTCCCCCGCCCCAACAACTCGCAGGTGTGTTGAAACCTGCGGTGCGACACCGTCCCAGCGGCACCATTGGCGGGCGCAAGGCTGGCATACCCACAGCGGGTTACGCCCGTCGGTCTTGACGCGGTACACGCCCTGGCAGGTGACGCACCGCACCGCGGTCCTTACATACACGGTCTGAGCTGGCGCAGGTTTCGTGCCGGGGTGGACTGTGGCCCGCATACCGGTGATCGCGTCGGCCAGTGCTTCCGTATCAACACTCTGGACGAATGTATCGATCCGGTTGGCTACTCCATGGAGGAGTCGGTTGGTGACGTCAGCTGCTGCCTTCACCACGCGCTCAATATCGTTGGTAGTCAATACTTCTTCCCCTTGCTTCGGCGCTGGCGCCGGTTGCCGTCCGGATGTGCCAACGGGATCTCGTCGCGCTGGTGGGCGCGTTGTGGTTGTGGGCGTGGGATAGACCGGAAGGTGACCTTTGTCTGGTCGGCCTCGGGGTCGTAGACCGCCGCCACGGGTGTGTAGAGGGCACCGAACATGTCCGGCCCCCATCGCTGGTTCACACTCATGACGTGGTCGGCGATGTCGCCCCGGTAATTGAGGGTGTTCCGCTTCGCTGTGGGGAACATGTCGGCCTGGGTGAGGGTGGCCATCAGGGCTCCTTGGCTGGGTCTAGGGCTTCAATGACCGGGTGGATGACCTGAGACGGGTCGAGGGTGATCGCGATTTCTGCTGTTATGGGCGAGAATTCAGCCGCATCCACTGTCACCCCGACCTTGACGGTGATCTGGTCCCGCGCCAGCTTCGCCGGGCGGTTGGCCCGGTATCCGGCGATGCGTAGGCCGTTGACGACCTTGAGTCCGTCGTCACCCATGCGCCAGCCGCGGGACGCCTCCAAGATCAAGTAGCCGGTGGCGGAGTGTGTGGTCACCCTGCCGCCGCCTTCTCCTTGGCTGCCTGCTCCGCGGCCTTGATGTTGACCGCGTTCTCGATGATCGGGTCCATGTAGGTGTACGCGTCCCCGGGCAACACGCTGACCTTCACCGTTTCGCCGCGCACCTTCTCCACTGCATTCGCCCAGCGCCGCAACTTGGCGACGTCGGCCAGCTGCTCGGACGACGGGCAGGTGTTGTCTAGCCAGGTGTGCTGGTCGCGGAGGAACTTTCCGCACACGTCCTTCGCCCGCGGTATCTGATGCAGGAAGATGCGGTTACCGGTCATGTGCGACAACAGGTCCTGCACCTGCACCACGGTGCAGATGGCGCCTTCGGGGAGTCCGTTGGTGACGGCTAACACCGCCACCAACGGGAACTCCTTCCTCCTGCTCACAGCTCGCGGATCGTGTCGGGCGCGGGACCAAACACGGACTTGATGACGGCCAGCTTCGCCACCTCAGCGTCGAACGCTGCGTCCTTGACGTCCCCGGCGCGGTCCAGCTTGTAGCCGAGGAGCAAGCCGTCCTGGCCGATGCGGAACCGCAGGCGGGCGGTCAGGTCGTACACGTCGCCGCGCTCGTAGACCGGGATGCGGAGGGTGAAGTGCTCGGGCACCTCGATATGCCCGCCCTTGCCGCCAGCGGTTGCGGTGGCCTCCTCCTTGTACTGGAACTGCACCTCGCCGGACTGGGTGCGGTGGCCGGACTGGAACTCGACCTTGCGCTTCGTCTGGAAGTTCTGCACGACCTCCATCAGGTCCGCCGCCGGTGGCGACGTGATGGCGGCCAGGCCGTCCTCGATGTGCTCGGCGAACGCAATCTGGTTGAGCAGCTTGCCGTCGGCTGCCGCCCAGTGGTTCCACTCGCGGGACAGCTGGAGCGCCACCACGATGCGGTGGTCACGCCAGCCCTTGTCGTTCAGTACCGCGGTGATCCGGCTGGGGCCGCGGTCGGCGTACGCGACGGCATCGAGTTGCAGGACGCCGTCGGTCAGCTTGTTGAAGCTGTCGACGTCCAGCACGGTGGTGGTGCCGCGGTCGCGTCGAGGGTTCGGCAGGTACCGCTCCAGCGAGTCGAAGTCGCGGCCCTCGTCGTCGCGGGTGACGAACGACAGGACGTGCTCGGTGTCGGGCACAACCTGCTCAGTGCTGTAACGCTCCGCCGCGTTGGCGAGTTCGGCGACAGCATCTGCCTCGGTACGGATTTCGTCGGTCATGGGTCAGGCTTCCTTTCGGATGTTCGTGGTGCTCTCGGCGACCGCTTTCATGGACTCGAACTGGAGTTGCGCCGGGTCGGTGCGGGTGACGTTGCCCTCGCGGTCGACGAACCAGAGGGATACCTGGCGGTCGGCCTGCGGCGCCTTGACAGTCACGTCGTCCTTGATGACCAACATGGAGGTGTTGGCCTGCTCAGAAACGCTGAGCTTCAACGTGAGTGACCCGGCCTTGCCGGTCGCGCGGACGGCGGCAACAACTTCCTTGAGGCCGTCGGACAGCTCGTCGTGCACGCGGCCCTTCTGTAGTTCCCGCAGGAAGTCGGCGAACGGGCGTACCCGGTCCGCTTCCTCGGGGGCTGGAGTGGTCATATGGGCGGTGTTCCTTTCGTGGGGTGTTACTTGATGGGTGCGGTGATGGTGGCGAGGGCGCCGGTGCCGGGCCAGCAGCCCCACGGCGACATGCCCTTGTCCAGTGCCTTCGTGATGCAGTTCTGCACAATCACGTTGGGGTCGTTGGATACTGATGAGGAGAGGATGCGGTTGGCCTCGGCCTGTTCGGTGGCCGTCTTCTTCGCCTGTTCGGCCTTCGCGGTGTTCGCACGCTCTGCGTTCAGCTCGTTGATACGGGCCTCGGTGCCGTCGTCATAGTCGATGGTGGGGACGGCGACGTCCAGGATGTCGACCTGGTCACCTACCAGGGCGCGTAGCTTCTCGGACGCTTCCTTGGCGAAGGTCTCCAGCGGTAATCCGTTGGCCCACTTGGTTGCCAGTGGGTCGAGCTTGGAGAACACGTCGTTGAGTGAGACCTGGAGGTTGCGGGTGATGAGGTTGGTGCGAACGTTGTCGAATGACCGGTATTGCACGTACAGCTCGTCGGCGGCGTCCTGCTTGATCTGCCAGCGCACGGATACGTCAGCGTCGGCGGTGGACGAGTTGCCCAGGCGGACCTTGATGCGGCCGGTGCCCTCGTATTTATCGATCTGGACTGCCGCGTCCATCTCGTCGACCGTCGCCCACGGCTTCTTCCAGTGAAAGCCGTTGGACAGCGTCTCGCCGGAGGGCTTTCCGAACACGGTCTCGATACCGACCTTGCGGGTGCCTACGACCGTGAAGCAGCCGATCAGGAGGACCGCGAAGGCCAACACAACGCCTATGACACCGACGCCCATCGAGACAACGGCGCCCTCAGAGTTACGGTCTAGGAATTTGACGCCTAGACCGCCCAGAAATAGCAGCAGTGCGATGCCGCCGACGATGAGGAATGTTACGAATTCCCAGGACATTTGGTTAGTTCTCCTTGTTGTTGAGTGCGGCGATGAGGTTTGCCGCTTCGTTTTCGGACAGGTCGTTGATGTCCGATATGTCCCTGCTGATGACCGTCTTGAGGTAGGCCAGTGCGTCGACAGCGGATTCTTTGGTGCGGAACGAGTACTTGGCGTTGCCTAGAAGGCCGCGGACGGTGCCGATGTCCTTCTTCGTTGCCAGGTACTCGCCTCGGCTGTTCACTTCTGCCGGGTCGGCTCCGTCAGGTGTTCCGCTGCCGGACGGCGGGATGAGGTCACCGCCGTCCGGCACGGGGACCTCCTCGGCCGCGGGTTCTGTAGCGCCCGAACCCGTTTCCGGGTCCCCGATGGTGGGCGCCAGATCACCGGTGGTCGTTGACGCGGGGTCCGTCTTCGGAGTGGCCTTTGTTTCTGTTGCACGGGCGGTGATTTCGTCTTGGGTGGACTGTGAGGCGGGCGGGAAGATCTCGCGCTGGTCCATGCCGTCGCGGGTGATGGAGGTGTACGTGATGCCCATCTGGGCGACGTCTCCGGCGTCCCAGGCGCCGCGCTTCTTCCCGATCCGGGCCTCCATCTGGGCCTCAGTGACACCGAGTTCCTGCCGGAACTTGGCGACCATGGTTTCGATGCGGTCCTTGAGGGGGACGCCTTCGCCCTTTTCCAAGGTGTTGCGGCACAGGTCCTGCGCCATCTCGGTAAACCACTTCGGCAGCACCGACGAAATGCATTCGCGGACAGCGCGGGCACCGGCATTGTTGTTGTTGTTCGTGATGTCGCCGAGGTCGTTTAGCTCCTCGCGGCGCCCCTGCTTCATACGGGCGTGCGGCACGATGAACGTACGTGTGGAGCGCGTGTTGGTCTGGACGTCCCAGGCGAATGCCTGGATCTCGGACTCAGCTTTGAGGTCGTCGCGGTGCAGCTCGTTGACGCCGTATTGAACGTTGCCCCACAGCCGGGCCAGCTCGCGCATGAGGTGCACGGAGGGGCCGGTGCCGCGGTTGGGCACCTGGTAGAACGCCTGTACCGCCATGGCCATGCGGCTGCACGCGTCCCGCATTTCCGCCTCGGCGCGCTGGAGGTCACGGGGAATCTGTTGCGCAACAATGACTGCTGACTGGACCTCGGCGACGGCACGGGACTGTTCCACCGAGGTGGCTTGGCTGATCGCGGTCCGGGGTGCAGCGGCGATGGGCTGGTACTGCGAGACGGTCATTAGTCAAGGTCTCCTTCTTGCTGGTAGATGGCGTAGCTGGGCAGGGATATGGAGTTGATGCCCTGGCCGTAGTCCGGCCAGTGGTCGTTGGCAACGCATTGCGCGTAGAGGTCGATGGCCTTGCGGTTGCGTCGTCGGCCGAGATCGATTGCGGCGGGGTCTAGTTCGTTGACCGACACGAGGTAGGGCGGGTTCTTGGACTGGACGATGAACACGAACGCGGCGTCGTCGGCTATCTCGCATGCCGCCAGCCCGTCGAGGTACCAGGGGGCCTGCATGTGGTACCCGTATTCGGCTGCCGCCTTGGCGAAGTGACCTGGGTGCGCCGATGTCGAGGTCTTGTAGTCGACAACCACCAGGCGGTGGCGGCCGGGGTTGGGGAGCCAGTCGGGCCGGAGGCGCAGTCGCACCCCGGTTTCAGGGTCGTGCCAGTACCCGGATAGCTCGGGTGTTCCGTCTGCCAGCAGGATGCGGGCAATGGGGTGCTCGCGGACCTTGGCGGCCATAGCCTTTGCCTCCGCGACATCGTCGATGTGCATGGGTATCTGGCCGTTAGCGCGGGCCTCCTTCGCCGCCTCCTTCCACATAGCGGTCGATGTAGGCGAGTCGGACACCTTGCCGTCTTTCGTCAACCCGTGTTCCTTCGGGTCTAGCGCGACGATCTCCCCGCCCTCGCCGAGTACGTACAGGTGGGCAGCGTGGCCGAAGTCGTACTCCTTCTTCGGTGTCCGCGGCTGGTCCTGGTAGTGGCGGAATATCGCTGGGCATGACGGCGCCAGGAGCGCGCGGGCGCCGGAGGAGGACAGGCTGCCGCGGTCTGCGTGGTAGGCCTCGTCGGGGATACCGGCATACATACCGTCCACGGCAGGGATCAGCTTGGTGTCGGCGGCGGTCATGCGTTGCGGCCCTTCGGTAGGTAGTTGTCGTGCAGGTAGATGTCGTGCAGAGGCAGCGCGATGGGGGTGTCGTAGAGGTCCTGGCCGTGGGTGAGGGTGAGTCCGACTGCTTCGGCGTCCACCGGGTTGGTGGTGACCCAGTGGTGGCAGTCGCGGCACAGGTGCACGATGTTGGCCGGGTGCCACTGGCCGCCTTGTGACCGATTGCGGCGGTGGTGCATGTCTGTCCCGTGCTGCTTGCCGCACCACTCGCACCAGCCCATTGACCGGCCCTTGACGTGCTCACGAGTCAGGTCTTCGGTCCACTGGTATATGTACGGCTCTGCCCAAATGTCGTCTGTTGTCACGCTGCGGCTCGCCGTTCCCAGATGTGTTTGACGCGTGGGGTCCACGGCTCGCACAGGTCGAACTTCTCGTATGACATGGGGCAGCGCGCGATGCCGTGTGGGTCGTGATGCGCGAGGACGTTGCCCTTGGGTGTGCGGAACACGGTTGCACCGCAGACCGGGCAGCGTCGACGCGCGCTCATTCGTCGTCACCGGGCGCCTCGCGAAGGACGTTGTCTCGTACCCACTTACGGGCTGCGGCGCGCGCAGCAGCGGTAGTTGGGAACGGTCCCGGGTGAAAGTGCACGTTGCCCTTGTTGGAGAACCAGCGCCAGCTCCAACCGGTGCCGTCGTTGCGTTCCTGAGTGGTTATGGCACCAGGTAGCGGCTCGGCCTTTTTGCGTGCCGTCATGCCGCTATGCCCTTCTTGCGTAGCCGCTTGAGTCGTGCCTCGACGGATTCCGTTGTGACTCCCATGCGTTCGGCGATCTCGTCGTTGGACAGTCCGAGGTCGAGGTAGTCGCGGTACAGGTCGATCCACACGACCTGCCCTCCGCGGACGTGGGCCGTTGCCGCTGGGTCGTCGATTTCGGTGTCGTCCCATGCCACCGGCGGCGGCCATCCCCTCTGCGTGGCGATGCGCCGTGCGACGTCGGAAGGACCTGGTACCTCCTGCAACTCGCGGTACAGCGCGTCGATCTCTCGGGCGCGGGCCACCGTGACCTTCTTGACGGCGCCCGTCGCGACCTTGGACAGGCCGCCGGGGTCTAGCCCGAGGCGTACCGAGAGGTGCTGTTGAGACCATCCGACCGCGGAAAGGGCCAGGACGCGGCGCCGTGAACCGGTGGCATCGATCCGCGCGCCAGCGGCCATCTGCGGCCCAAACGGACATACAGGCACCGGGATAGCGAGGATGGCGGCGCGGGTGGTCCGTTTCACCAGCCGTTGGTCTTCCCTGGTCAGGAAGTCGATGGCCCGGTGGGTCACTCCAGCTAGTTCTGCGATTCGGGATATGCCGACGCCCGCTGCCATGAGGGCGAGGACGCGGGTGCGGGTGTCGTCCGCTGGTACGTGTAGTGGGCTCCAGCGGCCGTCGGAGACGGCGAGGCGCCGGTACTTTGCGTAGTGGGTGGGGCACAGCCCGCGGGCCTGCACCAACTCGGTGCAGTTGGGGCGGGTGCATTCTTTCCTCATGCTGCGCGGTTCCTGCGGCGCGCCTTGCGGGCCGCACGGTTCCGGCGGCGCCGACGCTGGACCTCGTCTGCGGGCACTGTCCCGGCGTAGGTGTTGGCCTGTCGTTGCAGTCCCAGGAAGACGGCGTACCCGAGGGTGTTGGAATTGGCGGCTGTCTGCTTCCGCAGCCGCTCCATGGGAGACAACTTGCTCATGGCGATTTCGATGTTCTTGCTCACCAGCTGGTTGTGGCGTGCGACGGGGTCGTTCATTGGTCCTTCCCGGGGTAGAGGCGGCGGAAGCATTGGACGGTTGCGCGGGCGTCACCTATCGCGGTGTGCTCGGCCTCGTTGGTGACGCCAAGTAGTTGGCACACCCCGGCGAGGCCGGGTATGTCGTCTGGCGAGATGTCGAGTTGTCCTGCGGTGTAGGCACATAGGTCTGCGAGCCGATGGTGCCACGGCTCCTCGATGCGGGTGCTGACCCCGGCTACGAGTGGCCCCTGTTCTAGCTGCCACGCGTATCCGTTGAGGAGCATGTCGGCGTCGAACCTGGGGTTTGCCCCTGCCAATGTTTGGCCGTGCAACAACTCGAAAAGGTCTTGGTAGCTGCGAATCGAGTTGTTGCGGTCGAGCTGATCTTTGTACAGCGCCCGCTCGTGGTACTTGTTGATCCGCATGGCTTCTCGGTCCGCTTGTCCTAGTGCCTCGCCAGTGATGAAGGGCACGAAGTGGATTTCGCGTCCGTTCTTGAGGTTGATCGCGGCCACTTCCACGGGTAGGTGGACATTCCGGTCGAGTCCGGTTGTCTCCAGGTCGATGACCCATACGTCGCGGCTCATGCAGTCCTCCAGCGGGATGCCTTGGTGTACAGGTCGATGAGTGGTTGATGCCATGGGCAGTAGGCGGATACCGAGAGAGCGATGACGCGTCCGGCGGCCTGGTCGGTGAACCCCCGTAGGTTGAGCGCCTGGCCGATGCTGTTGATGCCGTGGAAGGTTGGGTCGGCGCCGACGATGACGCAGACTGCGCCGCCGATGTCATTGGCGACGTCGTTGACCCTGTCGGCCGACGCAGGTGCTGCGGTGGCGAGCGCCAGCGCGGCAGCCATAGCGACGGTGGGAAGTTGGCGAATCATGCGGCGGCCTCCACCAGCGCCAGGAGGCTACGCACGCGGGGCACTCGGTCCTCGTAGATGTCTGGATACTCGTCGGCTCGACGCAGATAGCTATCGAGCGCGCCTCGGAATCCGTCGCGCTCTTCGGTGGTGAGCACCGCCCATTCGTCCGGCAGGGCCACGGCGGCGTCGCTATAGATCGCGGTGCTTCCGAGATTGCCTCCGGGGTCGGTGATCACGGACATACTGGCGCGGCGGTCATAGAAGGCAGCCTTGTAGAAGACACTGACGCGTTCTACGCCGCGGTCGTCGACGATGGTTGAGTGCATGGCGTGTTCACTGCCCTTGCGTGACCACCCTTCCGGGAGGGTGGCCCGAACGAATAGCGGATCGCCCTCAACGCGTTCGCTGCGTTGGAATCCCCACTGTTCCAGAACATCCCAGCCACTGATGTCGAGCATTGCGTCGCCCTCGCCTGACCACACTCGCCCGGCATTGGCAGGGAGGAGGTCGGACGTGAGGAGCTGCTGTTGCCCAGTTCGCTCCATGCCCTCGATGTAGTTGGAGGTGTTGCCGTCCAGGCAGCCAACTAGATGCTCGATGGGGTGGCGTTGCGAGGTGTTCTCAATCATGCTGCTGTACCCCATATTTCAGCCGGGATGCCATGCTTGGCGGCCAGCTCGTCCCAGATTGGGTTGGGACTTGGGGGCGTCGGTGGCGGTGTCGGTTGGACACCGAATAGGGCGCGGCGCCACCACTTGGATTCTCGTACGGGCATAGCTGTCTCCTTGTGCTGAGTGAGTGGTTGATCAGGTCAGTGCTAGTTGTTGGCTGCCGCCGAGGCGGTAGTGCATTTCCGCGACACCGTTAGGGGTTAGGTAGATCTGTTTGGGACGTTCTCTGGTTTGTCCTGCGGGCGTTTGGTATTCGCCTCCGTCGTGGAGTGCGAGGTAGCCGAGGGTTACGGATTCGGCGTAGGCGATCCAGCGGTGGTCACGGCCGCGGAATATCCATTCCTCGCGGGCCATGGCGTCGAAGAGTTGGTCGCGGCCGACGGCGATTGCCGGGTCGAGGGATAGCAGGCGCGCAGCGTCGGCCACGGTTTGGTCGCCGGTGATGTCCGTGAGATGCATTGGCAACTCGGGTCGTTGGTGGATGCGCGCCATGTCATCACCGGGCGGCCATGACGTTGACCGTGAGGACGACGCCAACGAAGGCACCGAACAGGAGCATCCAGAACATGGGGACGACTACCTCGCGGATCACCGGAGTACTTCCTGTGCTGGTGCGCCTACGAGCTGCGGGAAGTTGGTCTTATTCCAGCCTCCCTTGGGCTGCTGCAACCGGGCCACGTGGTGGTCGGATAGCCAGTGGTTGAAGGCGGCGACGAAGTAGCCGATGGCCTCGGCGTCGGGCATCTTGAAGCCCTCGCCACGAACGCGGTCGAACCTGTTGCGCAGTGCAAGGATTGGCGAGCCGATTTCGAGGCCGACGCCGTCGAGGGTGCGTTGGAAGAATTCTGAGGTGACCTCCACGCCGTGGATGCGTCCGATGCCTGCGTAGACGGCCATGATGAGTCCGCGGCGCGCCTTGATGCGCGTGTAGTGTGTGCCGCGCCTGATCAACTCAAAGGTGTCGGGGTTGCCAAGGGTCCAAGCGACAATCTCAGAGCTGGTGACCGAGCCAGTGGCGCGGTCGGTGTAGAACCAGCCGCGCTCCCAGATGATCAGCGTCTTAACGGCCGAAGCGTCGGACTTGGAGGCGGTGATGCCGGACAGGTTGAGTTGGTCGCTGGGTGACCGTTTGGTGCCCTGGTCCATGGTGATCTGGGTTTCCGGCGGCAGGTTGCGGATTACGACCGAGTCGATGGATACACCGCACAGGGAGATCGCGTGGAGGCGGTGTTGGCCGTCCAGCAGGGCGCCTGCGGTATCGAATTTGATTGCCTCGCCGTTCATCTGCCAACGGCCCGCCTCCATGTCGGCGGCCAGCTGGATGACCTTGCGCTCGTTGAGGGGCCGGTTGTGGGTGTTGAACTTGAGGTATTCGTCGGCGGTCGTGCCGTCGATGGTTTCGATGTCCGTCGTGATGGCCGGGGGCCGGTGCAGCGGTATAGCATTCGACATGAAGCAACTCCTTGTTGTGGTTACGAGGGGAACTTCTCGATGACGCGTTGCAGCGCGTCCCGTGCGCGGACCAGGTCGCTCTTGCGTAGGGCGAGTTGGTCCGCGTTCTTGTCGAAGCGGTCGTCGGCCGCCAGTGCCTCTACCCGCTTCACCGCCTTCGTGACTGCCGTGGTGGCGTCGTCGAAGGAGTCTGTGATCGGCTTCCGGCGCGCCGGGGCGGGCGCGGTCTCGGGCTCCGGATCGTCTTGCTCAGGGCAGTAGTCGTGGATGACGCCGAACTCGTCGAACCGCTCGCGGTCCTCTTGAGTGGCGTTGTCGTACAGGTCGGCTCGGGCACCGCAGTGGCAGATAGCGAAGGACGTGAGCTGTGGCTCGACGCCGTCGGCCTGGGGTGCGTTGTGCACGACTGAGTACCCGTCGCCGGAGATAAGTAGCGACGGGGTCAGTGGTGGCCCGGAGGCCGTCCCGCCGTGGGGCAAGGGGGCGGTCTCCGGGTGGTCTTCGGTTGTGGGGAGGTCTGGCACGACGGCCAGGTGAGGGCGGACGGGCTGGGTAGACGCGTAGGTCTTGCCGTCGGTGCCCATGACCGCCGCAGGTGCGGCAGATGCCGCGCCTGACAGGTCGCGGCGGACTGTGCGGTCATCGACCCCTATTGCGGAGCCGATGGCACGTGTGGACAGGCCGAGGTCGCGCAGGGACTGCACTACCTCGCCGCGGGTCTCGCGGGGGAGCTTGAACCAGGTGGACCCGAACTCGCGTTCGCAGTAGACGTCCCAGGTCGGGTATCCGAGGACTGCCCAGGCGCGGTCTGTGTATGCCTTGGCGATGAGGTCCCAGGTGCGGTCAATTGTGGTGCGGATGCGCTCGGTGAGGTCACGAGCGGCCGACGGGGACATGGCGGTGGCCGCGATGGTGCTCATGAGGCGGCCTGGGCGTAGTCGTTGAGGTCGCGGGTGGCCTGGCGTGCCTGTGCATATAGGCGGACGGCCTGGTGGTCGAGCAGGTAGGTCTTGCCGACGAGTCGGGCGGGGATGCGGCCGGACACGGCGAGTGCCTGGAGAGTCCGTTTGGAGACGTCATACAAGGTGGCGGCCTTGCTGACCGTGATCTCGTCGGAGGCGGTGCTCGACTCATCGGGGCGTGCGGGCATGCGCCTATCTTGCGCATATTCGCAAACTGCACGCAAGTGCCTTGTCGGATATTTGTGCAGATGGGAACCATTTAGCGTTTAGCTAGCAAGCGGCCAGGGTTTGCGGATTGTTGCAGTTATGCCCACTTGCGGCCGTGCGCGTACGCGCATACCATGCGCAATATGACTGCTGCATTCGAATCGGGAAATATTCCCCCGAGCCGCCTGCGACACCGCTTACGGATCGCACGCGAGGAGGCGCAACTAGATCAGCACCAACTAGCCGAACTCATGGGAGTCGGACGGTCGGTGGTTGGCAATTGCGAGAGCGGACGGACGGTGCCGAAGAAGATCGTCGTCAACGCTTGGGCATTGGCCTGCGGCGTGCCAGCAAGTTGGCTAGCCACTGGTGAAGGTGAGCAGCCGCCGGAAGATGACGGTCCTGTGGTGCGCCCGAAGGGATTCGAACCCCTAACCTTCTG